AAAAGATATAACTGGTAAAACTGTAGTATATGTAGCTAGGCATACCTTAAGCAATGGTAATCCTAGATATATTAATTACCCTAGTAAAGTACAAATTCCACTATTTCCTCCACAAGTACCTAGCGGACATAAAAGCTTAGTATTAGTGGAAGGAATATTTGATATGTTAAATCTATACGACAAAGGTTTAAAAAATGTTGCCTGTACTTTTGGTACAAATACACTACAAGCCGATACAAAATTAAAATTATTTCCTTATAAAGTACAAGGTGTTACCCACATATACATATTATTTGATGGAGATAGTGCCGGAGAAAAAGCATCAGAAACTTTAAAAACAACGCTTGAAGAACTAGAATTTATAGTAGAAATTGTTAAATTGCCTGATGGAACAGATCCTGGTGATTTAGATCAGCTTGATGTACAAAGCATTGCGGAATATATTAAAAAATAACTTGACTTTACTAGCCAAATACGCTATAATAAAGTATTACTGGAGAATTAATGAAACGAGTTGCCCTAATTGATAAAGCACCAAATCGTACAAACTACAAGGAATACTTCCCCTTTGAGTTTGAACATTTTCACATGAGTCAGGTGCCGATTACAAAATTATTGAAAAAAGACGTTACACTAGAGTTCGACCCTAAACCGTATGATCTTGTCATCTTAGTAGGCGCTGAGGCTGCTAAAGAATATGCTAAAGTTACTAGCGTAACAAATTACGCTGGTCAATTAGTCAACGAAAAATTTGTACCAATTACAAACCCAGCTATGCTGGCGTTTAAACCTGAGGGCAAACCTGACTTTCAACGAGCTGTAGATAAGATAATCAAGTATTATAATGATAGTGTTGCTGCACCTACTACTGGTGATTTTGCTGGTATTGATGACACAAACCAAGCCAAAGCCTACCTACAAGAAATCTTGGCAAATGCTCAAGGTTATGTAGCTTGGGACACAGAAACAACTGCACTGTATCCACGAGACGGATATGTGCTTGGAGTCTCCTTAACCTACAAAGCTAAACAGGGGCGATACATTACCACAGACTGCATGGATGAGGAGTGTATTGAATTGCTGCAACGGATTGCCAATGAATTTTATACCATTTTTCATAATATGAAATTTGACTATAAAATGATTCAATATCATCTTGACATTACATTTCCTAGGGATAAGGTACATGATACTATGGTCATGCATTATGCCTTAGACGAAACTGACAGTCATGGTTTAAAGCAATTAGCATTAAAGTACACAGACTATGGTGACTATGATAGTGCCCTAGATGAATTTAAACGTGACTATTGCACACAACACGGATTGTTGCAAGAACAATTTAGCTATGATTTAATTCCATTTGATATTATCAGCGAATACGCCTCAATTGACACAGCAGTAACTTTTGAGTTATTTCACAAGTTTTGGCCTATTGTTCAAGCTAATAATAAAATTAACTGGGTTTATAAAAACTTGTTAATAGATGGTACACTATTCTTAATGGATATGGAAGAAGTAGGCATTCCTATTTGCAAAGACCGAATGGCCAGAGCTAACATATACTTGGATGAACAAATTCAAAATGCCAAAGAAGTAGTATTTGGTTTTGATGCAGTTAAACAATTTGAACAAGCTAGTAGTAAAATATTTAATCCTAATAGTGTAATGCAGTTGCGAGAAGTGCTATTTGATTACTTAGGTTTAGAACCAACTGGCAAGAAAACTGGCACTGGCGCAATTTCAACTGATGCTGAAGTTTTAGCACAACTTGCTGAAGAACATGAACTGCCAGGTGCAATTCTTAAAGTCAGGCAGCTTAGCAAAATTCAAAATACTTATATTCAAAAAATCCTACCGGAGTTGGACAAAGATGGGCGAATTCGTACAAATTTTAATCTTATTTTTACCACTAGTGGCAGGCTGTCTAGTAGTGGCAAATTTAACGCTCAGCAGATTCCACGCGACAATCCAATCATTAAAGGATGTATCCGTGCACCAGCTGGATACAAAATAGTTTCACAAGACTTAGCTACTGCAGAAATGTATTATGCTGCTGTACTCAGTGGCGACAAAAACCTGCAACAAGTATTTTCAAGCGGCGGAGACTTTCACTCAACAATTGCTAAAATGGTATTTAATTTGCCGTGTCCTGTGGAAGCAGTTAAAAAAGAGTACGGCAGTATGCGTCAAAGTGCAAAGGCAATTAGTTTTGGTATTCTTTATGGTAGTGGTGCTAATAAAGTTTCGCAAACTGTAAGTAAAGCAACTGGTGAATTATACCCAGTAGAACAAGCTCGTGAAGATATTAAAGCCTACTTTGGCAAATTTAATAGACTAAAACACTGGCTAGATGAGCGCAAGAGTTTTATTGAACAAAATGGGTTTACTTACAGCTTTTTTGGTAGAAAGCGCAGGCTGCCTAATGTGTTTAGCAGTGATAAGGGTATTGCTGCACATGAGGTACGTAGCGGTATTAATGCTGAAGTACAGTCACTAGCTAGTGATGTTAACTTATTAGGTGCTATGCGAACTGCTAGGCACATTGTGCAAGAAGGCTTGGATGCAAAAATCTTTATGCTTGTACATGACTCTATTGTGGCTATAGTAAAAGCCGAACACGTTAATGATTATTGCCAAATACTTAAACTAAATACTCAGCACGATCACGGTTGTAGTATTCAGGGCACACCTATTGGTGTTGACCAAGACATAGGCGATGACTATAGTTTTGGAGATTTTGAGGTGCAGTATGAACTTACTGGAGATAAGCTGGCCCGTGTTTAGATTAGGCGAACATAAGCCTACTATAGAAAACAACCTTGTCTACTACTCAAAAGAGTATGTAGACAAGGAGTCGCTAGAAACTAAAATAGGCCTACGCATTGTAGACGATAAATCTGTGCAAGGAGCAACCTTAGGCCTGCGTAGATTAGCAATAGTGGATGTTAAACTTTTTCCTATACGTCAAGCACTCTACTTTTTAGGTGATTTAATTAAAATAGCAAAACAAACTACGTGGTTTATTGACAACACTGGCAAGGTGTTTCAGTACAGAAAATCTAGTCGCGCCAAGCTGGCTGCGCACAAGATCACAAAAGTTTTGCCGCTTGATGGTATGGGTGCTGTAGTAGAAGTGCAAGGTCTACCGCAACGGTTTAAGTGTATGTATGCACCTAAACCAGATCAATACTACGCTGGTATACTACGTTGGGGATTGGGTTATGTATTATATGGATTTTACAATGAAGCATTTAAAACAACGCATAGGTTAGTATAGTGGCTAAAGCAATTATCTCTAACAGAATCTACTTAGATAATCCTGGTGTAGAAGAAACCAAGCAGATTATAAAAACGCTTACTTATAAAATTCATAAGGACACAGGCAGCAAGCAGTTTAGTACAGTAGAAACTATAAAAAACTACAAAATATTGCCTAAAAATATCCTAAGTTTACCACAAGGCAGACTAGACTTAATACCTAGTGGTTATGAAATTGTAGATAAACGTACACAAGTATCAGTACCTTTTCCTGACCCTAAATTTGCACTACGCGACACACAGCAGGTAGTTTATGATGAAATTCAGGATACTTGCTTTATTAATGCACTAGTAGGTTGGGGCAAAACTTTTACTGCACTACACGTAGCTAAAAAATTAGGGCAAAAAACACTAGTAGTTACACATACTACTGCCCTACGAGATCAGTGGCGTGAAGAAGTACAAACACTATTTGGTATGCCAGCAGGTGTTATTGGTGGTGGTAGTATGGACTGGGAAGATCATGCTATTACAGTAGCTAATGTTCAAACACTAGTAAAATATAGTGCAAAACTAAGCAAAGAATTTGGTACTATAATCCTAGACGAAGCGCATCATTGCCCGGCTAGTACTTTTTCACAATTAATAGATGACTTTCATGCTCGTTATAGAATAGCACTTAGTGGAACTATGATCAGAAAAGACGGCAAGCACGTAATGTTTGCTGATTTTTTTGGCAGTAAAGTATATAAGCCTCCACAATCGCATACACTAAATCCTGAAGTTAAACTAATACAAACAGGCATTACCTTAAAACCTGGAGCAACTTGGGTAGAAAAAATCAATCATCTTACAGAAGATGAAGACTATCAAGCATTTATTGCTGAATTAGCAAAAATTCAAGTTGCACTTGGATACCAAGTTTTAGTTATTGCAGATAGAGTTGGATTCTTACAAAAGGTAAAAGAATATGTTGGAGAAACGTGCGTGTTGGTTACTGGTGAAACCAATTTTGAACAACGTCAACAAATCAAACAACAACTACTCACAAAAGAAAAAATGTGCATTGCTGGCAGCAGACAAATCTTTAGTGAAGGCATCTCAATAAATTCACTTAGTTGCGTTATCTTAGCAGTTCCTATTGCAAATGATAGTTTACTAGAACAAATTGTTGGCAGAATTCAACGTCAGCATGAGGATAAACTAGTTCCAGTAGTCCTAGATATGCAATTTTCAGGTTTTATGGATAAAAAACAAAACAGGGATAGACTTGGATTTTATATGCGTAAAGGCTGGAACATTGAACTGGTATAAAAATTTACACTTGTAAATCCACACACATTATGTTATAATATATTCTTAAATCCTAAAAATGACTTTATTTTTTAACATCAATGTTTTACTCAGAGACACCTTAGGTGATCCTGAATATATGGTAGAAGCCTTGCACAAATTTTACCGAGGCATATCTATACCAAAAAACAAGCATGAAAAATACAAGCCATTGCAAAGATTACGGGCAGGCAGTAGTTTTTTACTAAAACCTGAACCATTTTTTAAACACACGGGCATAGACTCGGTATATAGAGCACAGTACATTAGATTAGCTGCATTAAGAAATTATGGTTTATATAAAACCTATCAGATTAAATCTGTAGACTTAACACTATATCCTGACATTGATTTAAACAATATAAAATCAAACCCGCTTTTAATAATTGCTAACAAACAAATTAAATTTATACACGAGGAAACTTAAAAATGGCACTAAGCTTTAAGCAAACCAAAGGCCGCGCACAAAAATCTTCAGTTGAAAGCTACGAGTACAAAGACGGCGAAAATACTGTTCGTTTAATTGGCGGCGTATTACCACGTTATGTTTACTGGGTTAAAGGCACTAATAACAAAGACATTCCTATTGAGTGTTTGGCTTTTAGTCGTGAAAAGGAAAAGTTTGACAATCTAGAAAAAGATTGGGTTCCTGAATTTCATCAAGACTTACGTTGTAGCTGGAGTTATGCAGTTAACTGTATTGACCCTAAAGAAGGCAAAGTAAAAGTTCTTAACTTAAAAAAGAAACTATTTGAACAAATTCTTACAGCAGCAGAAGATCTAGGCGATCCTACTGATCCAGAAAATGGTTGGGATGTAGTATTTAAACGAGTAAAAACAGGTCCGCTTGCTTATAATGTAGAGTATACCCTACAAGTACTACGTTGCAAGCCACGTAAACTAACGGATCAAGAACTAGAATTAGCAGAAAAAGCACTGCCTATTGACGAAAAATATCCTCGTGCAAATCCTGATGAAATCAAAGCACTACTTGAAAAACTGCAAGCAGGTGTAGAAGAAGAACAATCACAAAACGATCAAGAAGCTGTAAAAGAGCTAGGTTAACCACAAAGCCCGCTAGAGTTATCAGCTTTAGCGGGCTATTTTGTCTGGTAAAAAATGAATATATTATTCACAGCAGATATACATATAAAACTGGGTCAAAAAAATGTCCCAGTTGAATGGGCAAAAAATAGATTTAATCTGTTTATTGAACAATTTAAAAAAATGCAACGGCATGCTGAACTAGTGGTTTTAGGCGGCGATATATTTGACCGCTTGCCTACAATGGACGAAGTAGAACTCTACTTTGATCTAATAGCCAGTATCGACGTAGAGTGCATAGTCTACCCTGGTAACCATGAAATGCTTAAAAAAGATACTACTTTTTTAAGTTATTTAAAACGTGCTACCACTAGAATCAATCCATTAGTAACTATTGTAGATGATTTTTATACCAGACACGGTATTGATTTTATACCCTACAATAAACTAAAAGAACTGGAAACTACAAAATATACTTTTGCGGAAAAGATTTTGTGTACTCATGTACGCGGAGAAATTCCACCACACGTTAAACCCGAAATTGATCTTAGCTTACTAGATCGTTGGCAACTAGTACTAGCAGGAGATTTGCACAGCTATGAGAACTCACAAAGAAATATTATATATCCAGGCAGCCCTTATACTACTAGCTTTCACCGTAGCGAGGTTAATACTGGAGCTATATTACTAGATTGTGATAGTTTAACACATACTTGGATGCCTTTTCAATTACCACAGCTTATTAAACAAACTGTAGGAGTACATGACCCTAAACCGCAAACCCTGTTTCACCACACAATTTATGAAATTGAAGGTGACTTGCATGAGCTGGGTCAGGTAGAGGACAACGACTTAATTGATAAAAAAGTAGTTAAACGTGCACAAGAAACTCAGTTAATCCTAGATCCAGAACTTAGTTTAGGCGAAGAAGTCAGGGAATACTTAACTTATATTCTACAACTTAATGAAACAGCCGTTGCTGAAACATTAAAAGAATTCTATAATTACGCAGATAAGTTAGAAATATGATCACATTAAAACAATTAACATGGTCTAATGCTTTTAGTTATGGCTTAAACAATACAATTAATTTTGCCGCAAACCAACTTACTCAACTTATGGGTAAAAATGGACATGGCAAAAGCAGTATAGCATTAATCCTAGAAGAAGTTTTGTTTAACAAAAACAGCAAAGGCATTAAAAAAGGCGATATTTTAAACCGTTATGTAAAAGACAAAAACTATCAAATTGAGTTAGTATTTGACAAAGATGGTTGTGAATATAGAATAGAAACAAAACGAGGCGCTCAACAACAAGTAAAGTTGTATAAAGGCAACGAAGATATTAGTGGACATACTGCTACTACTACTTACAAACACATTGAGCAATTAATTGGCATAGATCACAAAACTTTTTCACAGATTGTGTATCAAAGTCATGCTGGTAGCCTAGAGTTTTTAACTAGTCCAGATACTGCTAGAAAAAAGTTTTTGATTGAGTTGTTAAACTTAGGCAAATATACTCAGGCAGGAGAAGTGTTTAAGCAAGCAGCTGCAGAAATTGGCAAAGATGTTACTCAGGCTCAAGCTAAATTGGACACTATTAAGCAGTGGATTAGCAAGTACAGCAAAACAAGTTTTGAAACAAAAAGCTATCGTATAGTTAATGTACTAGATGATACTTTAGTAGCAGAAGCTAGTAGATTGTCAACTACTATTCAGGACATTGAAAAAACCAATAAAAAGATTGCACAAAACAATACCTATAAGCAACTAAAAGAAAAAATATCTATAACAAATATGCCAGAAAAACCAACACTAGATATAAGTGTTGCACTGGTTAAAAAGGCCGAATACGACAAAACTATTCAAGATGCAGAAGTATTTAAAAATAAAATGCAAGCATTGCATGGCAATTGTCCTACCTGCTTGCAAGCTATAGACGAAGAAAAAACTGCTAAATTAATTACACAACAAGATCAACTTATTTCAGTTTCTAAACTTAACAGCGCACTACGAGCTGAAGAAATAAAAACTTATAATAATAAACTTAATACTTGGAATAAAGCTCAACGAGATCAAGAAGATTGGGAAAAATATCATCAGTTAATTGATTTAGAACTACCAGATAATTTATTAGATAAAACAACACTACAACAACAATTAACAAAACTACAAGAACAAATTGAGAAAACTAAACAAGAAATTGCCGAAACAGAAAAATACAATCATGAAGTAACTGCATATAATAATCGACTAGATTTAGTAAAATCACAAATAGTCGAAATGGAACAAGATCTTAGTGAATGGAATACTAAATCAACTCAATTAACCGCAAAACTAAATACTATTAATACATTAGTAAAAACATTTAGTACTACGGGATTAGTAGCCTATAAAATTGAAAATCTTGTAAAAGACCTAGAGCAACTAAGTAATGAATATCTAGGTGAACTTAGTGGTGGCAGATTTCAAATTAGTTTTCAAATTAGTGGTAGTGATAAATTAAATGTTGTTATTACCGACAATGGAATAGATATTGATATACTAGCACTTAGCGGCGGAGAACGAGCTAGGGTTAATGTAGCAACACTATTATCTATTCGTAAACTTATGCAAAGTCTAAGTCAAAGTAGAATTAACTTACTTATCTTAGACGAAACAATTGAAGCATTAGACGTTGACGGCAAAGAAAGATTAATTGAAGTTTTACTAAAAGAAGAATCTCTTAATACAATACTTGTTAGTCACGGATTTAGTCATCCACTGTTAGAAAAACTACACGTTGTTAAACAAAACAACATTTCTAAACTCGAGGGATAATAATATGTATAAAATCGAAAATATAATCAATGCTAAAGCTACTACTATTAGAGAAGGTAGAGAAACAGAGCTTAAAGTAGGTGATTATCTTACACAAGAAGAACTCAATACGCTAAAAGTTTATGGCGATAAACTAATCTATAGAATTGATCAAGATTGCACTTCAGAAGTTTGTGGCATTGACATTGGCGCATATCAAGCAACTAATTTACCACCTGTAGAAGCATCAGCTAAAACTACTAAGTAATGGTTGATTCTAGAGCTAAAGGCGCTAGAACTGAAACAGTAATCAGGGACCTTCTCCGTAAACATACTCAATTAGGGTGGGAGCGGGTTCCTGGTTCAGGTGCACTAGATGAAAAACATGGATTAAAAGGCGATCTTTACGTTCCTAACTGTAAGAATATTTTTTGTGTTGAAGCCAAGGGGTATGCAGAAGATCACTTAACTAGCGCAGTATTAACATCTAAATCACCACAATTATTAGAGTTCTGGCAACAAACTCTACGTCAAGCAAAACAAGTAAATAAATTACCATTACTAGTATTTAAACACGATCGTAGTAAAGTTTTTGTGGCTTTTAGTAGTGACTACTGTATACCTGAAAGTTACAACCATGTATACATATACAGACAACCACATAGCTTTTATGTTGCACTGTTAGAAGACTGGTTAACCTATGAGCGACCAGAATTTGTCGCTTGACATTATAATAGAATTTTAGTATAATATTAAATGACAAATACTTTAATAAAGCCAACCTTAGACTGGATATACAATGATTACAAATCCAATCGTTATCGGTTTACTATGGAGTTGGTTGCTTGGGCTCTTAGTATTGGGTGTGCTGCTGTCATGGCTGGAACAGTACCAAACCCTCCACTTATGGCTCTTTATCCCGCTTGGATTGCTGGTTGTACTATTTATGCCTGGTGTGCTTGGTCTCGCCGTTCATTTGGTATGCTGGCTAACTACTTCTTGCTTATCTCCATTGACACATTTGGCTTTATAAGACTACTAACCGCAGGATAATATGAGTAAAACATTTCAACAAGTTACAGAACAAGAAAACTGCTTAATGGTAGTAGATGCCTTAAATTTAGCATTTCGTTGGAAACACAGCGGCGCTACAAATTTTGCTGAAGACTATCTACGCACAATAGAAAGTTTAAAGAAAAGTTATAAAGCCAAATGGGTAGTTATTGCAGCAGATCAAGGTTCAAGCAGCTATCGCAAAACAATTTACCCTGAATACAAGCAAAATCGCAAAGATAAATTTGCTGAACAAACCGATGCTGAACGTGCAGCTTTTGAACTTTTCTTTGAAGATTATCAAGCCAGTTTAGATCACATTCGTGCAACTACTAGTTATCCAGTTATACAATTTAAACAAACTGAGGCTGACGACATTGCCGCATATATTGCTAGTATTCATCATCTGTTACCTGTTGATCATATGTGGATGATCTCAAGTGATAAAGACTGGGATTTGTTAGTAGGTGATAAAGTAAGCAGATTTAGTTATGTAACGCGCAAAGAAGTTACTGCTAATAACTGGCATACACACTATGATTTTCCACATGAAGACTATATTTCAATAAAGTGTTTAATGGGTGACAGTGGTGATAACGTACTAGGAGTAGAGGGTATTGGCCCTAAACGTGCGCAACAATTAATTACTGAGTATGGTAGTGCACTAGATATAGTAGCAGAATTACCTATTCAAAGTAAATTAAAATATATTAAAACACTTAATGAAAGTGGCAACAAGATTTTGCTCAATTATCAACTTATGGACCTAGTCACTTTTTGCCGTGATGCGCTTGGTGAAAATATTCATGAAATTGATGAAACTTTAAAAAATTATTGTAAATAAGGATTAGTATGGTAAGTACACGTGCACAAGTTATAACTAGAAGAACCTATAATCGTCCTACTAGTGATGATGGCAAACAGTTTGAAAGTTGGGAAGAAACAATTGCCAGAGTAATTGATCATCAAGCCTGGTTGTGGGAACGTGCTCTTGGTCGTGAACTAAATGACGAAGAATATGCCGAGCTGTATGACCTAGAGCAGTTAATGCTAGATCGTAAAGTTTTAATGAGTGGTCGTACTCTTTGGCTTGGCGGCACAAAAGTAGCTAAAACTCGTGAAGCATCACAATTTAACTGTAGCTTTACTCATGTAGAAACTGTATATGATGTAGTAGATGTACTATGGTTGTTGCTACAAGGTTGTGGAGTAGGATTTAAACCTATTGTTGGTACTCTTAATGGATTCTCCAATCCAATTAAAAATATCAAGACTATTCGCAGTACTCGTACAGAAAAAGGCGGCTTAGAGTACAACACAGAAACTTGGGATCAAGAAACTAAAACTTGGACATTACAAATCGGTGACAGTGCAGAAGCATGGGCTAAGTCAATTGGCAAATTGCTGGCTGGCAAATACCCAGCAGATACACTAGTTTTAGATTTTTCACAATTACGTCCAGCAGGAGAGAGGTTAAAAGGTTATGGTTGGATTTCTTCAGGCGATACTGCAATTAGTACTGCATATATTGCTATTGCCAATATCCTTAATGGTCGTGCTGATAGTCTACTTACTAGGATGGATATTCTGGACATCATTAATCATTTGGGGACTATTCTTAGTAGTCGCAGAAGTGCTGAAATCGCTCTTTTTGACTATGGTCAGCCTGAGTGGGAAGAATTTGCAGTAGCTAAAAAAGACTGGTGGTTGCACAATAATGAACATCGTACACAAAGCAACAATAGTTTAGTGTTCAAGGAAAAACCACTACGCGAAGACTTAGAAAAGATTTTTCATCTTATGCAAGAGGCAGGCGGTAGCGAGCCAGGATTTATTAATGAAGTAGAAGCCCTACGTCGTGCACCTTGGTTTAAAGGCGCAAATCCTTGTGTAGAAATCCTCTTAGGCAACAAGAGCTTTTGTAACTTAACAGAAACTGATATTGCTAAGTTTCGTGGAGACAATGCCGGCTTACACGCAGCTATTAGACTAGCAGCTCGTGCTAACTATCGTCAAACTTGTGTTGACCTACAAGACGGAATTTTACAAGAAAGTTGGCATTTAAATAACTACTTTTTGCGTCTTTGCGGAGTAGGTTTAACTGGTATTGCAATGCGTCCAGATATGGGCAGCTATGATTATGAGTACTTAAAGCGTACTGCAACTAGTGCTGCTGTTGGCATGGCTCAAGAATTAGGATTGCCTATTCCTAAAAATGTAACTTGTATTAAGCCGTCAGGTACACTAAGCAAGATTATGGATACTACTGAAGGCGTGCACAAGCCACTAGGCAAGTACATTTTCAACAATGTGCAGTTTTCAAAACACGATCCAGTAGTAGAAAAACTACGCGAAGCAAACTACACAGTAATTAACCATCCAGTTGATGATAGTGGCGTGTTGGTAACTTTTCCAGTATGTTGGGATGGCGTAATCTTTGATAAAGTTGATGGCAAAGAAGTCAACCTGGAAAGTGCTGTTACACAACTAGAACGATATAAGTTGCTACAAACTAGCTGGAATCAACAAAATACATCGGTAACTATTAGCTATGATCCCTCAGAAATTTCAGCAATTATTAGCTGGTTACTAGATAACTGGGATTGCTATGTAGGCGTAAGTTTTATTTACAGAACTGATCCTAGTAAAACTGCAAAAGACCTAGGCTATTTATATCTTCCGCAAGAAGTAGTAGATGAGCAAACTTATAAAAATTATGTTCAAGTATTACGACCAATTGATTTAAACAGCTCTAACAGTTTTGATGAAATTGTTGGTGAAGATTGTTCAACAGGGGCTTGCCCAATTAAATAATATGAAAACTTTTAAATTTGAACTTACAGAAGACGAAGCTAATATTATCTTAGCCGGACTACAAGAATTGCCAGCAAAAGTTTGCAATCCTATTAGTAAAAAATTACTAGAACAAGCTCAAACACAACTAGAACCTAATGTTATTAATCATACAATCACAGATGGTTTAGGCATTAAAGAGCAGTTAGCATAAAAAAAAAGCCCCTAAGCAACAACGCTTAGGGGCTTTTTTATTAGTCATTGTAGGCTAGGATAATTTGCTTACACATTTTGCTACGTACAATGTCTTCATCTAGGAATCTAACAATTTCTACACCAGGAATACCTTCAAGTCGTTTAACGCTATCCTCCAACCCACTATCTGGAATATCTACTTGCTTAGGATCACCACTCAAGATAATTTTACAGCCTTTGCCAATTCTGCTTAACAACATTTTTAGCTCAGTTTTAGTTAAATTTTGCGCTTCGTCTACTAATACAACGGCATACTCAAAGCTGCTACCGCGCATAAAGCCAATAGGTCTAGGATCAATGTCCTTATTTTTAACAGCGTACTCGTAGAATCCGCGGCCTAGTGTTTTTGTAAATACTGAGTCAAATGGCTGTAGGTAGGGCGCATATTTATCGTCAATTTTACCAGGTAAAAATCCCATGCCACGACCTGTTTCTACATTTGGTCGGGTAAGAATAATCTTTGAAATTTTACGGTGAAATAGTAATCCTGCTGCATAACTAGCGGCTACATAAGTTTTGCCAGTGCCAGCACTACCTATGCCAAAAATAATATCATTTTGTTTAATTGCCTCCAAGTAAATGCTTTGAATTTCATTTAGTGGCTTAATTTCCTTAAAGCCGTTTTCAATTGGATTTTTATTTTCAAGAAGTATAGCTTTACGAACTTGTTTTCCAGATGGTTGATTACCCATACAAACTCTTTAATAGGTTAATGAAGAAACTTTGTATACTTATTGCTACGTGTGTTAATTACATCCTCTACATGATGACGGTTAATATCACAAGCACTACGATTGCCGTAAAGTGCCACTTTAGACTTTAAACAAAGTTTTTCTACATTATCAAACCACTTGTCGGGATCACACCAACTAGCTAGCTTACATGCTCTACGCTCGTGATCAACTCCACCAGCACCGCCGTTATAGGCAGCATCAGCAAAAGCATATGCTTGATAAGGATCTTTTACGTGCTTATTAAAATACTGATAATTATCACGCATCATTAGTGCTAGTGCACGAATTTGTAGATCAGGCCTGTCATAGACTACTTGCCACGACAACTCACTTAACTCTTTGGGATACTTATATTTTAGATCTGATAGAGCATCAAATCTAATAGTGCCATCTGGTTTAAAAGCCCTGGTAATCTGACCAAGCCCTGCACCTTCTTCTCTAGCACTTTTAAGTCTGGATTTACTATTCCAACATTTGCTATGAGTTAAACTTATGCAAGACTCGTGCTCTATTAGACTAGCAAGGTATGCAGCTTTGGGTGCGTGTTCCAGACTTTATTTTTTTCTTGTTGAACTGTAGCTAAGTGCTCTTGCGCTTGCTTAGGAATATAAGTTTCTGGTGACTGTGCATAAACTTGCGAGCCAAATAGTCCAAGCAAGCCGTAGATAATAATGCAAAGTCCAACAAAAGCTAGGCCTGCGCCAGTGGCTGTTTCGCGTGCTTTTTTCAGCAGTGATTCCATGTCTGCGTAATCAAATAAGGCACGACGTGCAAGGTGCGCAAACCACACAGCTACAATGGGTGTGGCTAGCTTGCCTAAAAATGGCAAGGTCATATTGCCGCCATTGGGATCACTGATAAATAGGTACAACATTACAATTAGTGTACCACCAATCATAAAAATGTTACGAAAACGAAGGTGTTGGTTCATGGGTTGTCCAAATTGGAAAGTTTACGAATAAGTTCTACCGCAGAGCTTTGCTTGATTACGCACTCACCATATAATCCAATTGTGGTAATGTAGTGTTCAGCAACAGTTTCATAAGTAGCTGGAGTTTGTAGTTGCGGCAGGGGCTTGCACAGTTCTAGTGATTTAGGGTCTACTACAACGCGTTGTGGGGTTGCAGCAGGCACAGGCGGTGCAATTATTTGAGATTTTTTTGAAAAAATTCCACAACCGCTAATCGTTGAAAAAAGAAAAAATGCAATTAAAATATGTTTTTTCATTTTTCATTGGCTCGCAAAATTGCTTGATTGATACTATCAATAAAAACTTCTGATGGTAAGCACTTGCCATTTTCTACAATAGTTATCGGCTGATTTTTTAGCTGTTTAGTAATATTGCTAATATCCTTGCCTAGTTTGTTTTGCCGCTCGTTTGCTTTAGCCTGCGTTTGTGATAAACTTTGTTCTAGGCTAGTAATTTTTTCTTGCAACTGCTCCTGCAATTGTTGCTTAGCTTCTACACACTCTACTTGTGCCTGCTGATAGCCAATGCTATAGGCTTTTTTATAGGTATGATAAAAACCAGTACCTAAAATTACTGCAGTAATTAGCAGAATAATAGTTTTTACGTCATTAATCATTTTTGTGTCTTTAATAGTATGGTGTATAAAAGCTACTGTACTTAGATAAGTTTTCTAAAACTTCTAGGCTATATTTCTGGAAATAATTCTTTAGTAATAAAATCATAAACCATTTCCTCAGTAAAACCTAAGCTTTTTAATACCCTAGGTGTATGTGGGTTGCACTTTTGTTGCTGACAATAGTAATTTTGTTGTTCAGTAAAATCATATAGTTTTACTAAATCATCATAAACTAGGTTAGGTCTATGTGTTTTAATATTGTCTAAGTAGTGTACAAGTGACTTTTTACTTAACTGCAACATAACGTCCAGCTCAAACTCTGAATTAATATTTCCAGCCGCTACCATATTCTTACTAAATATATTACGTGCCCACTCAGGTAGTTCTCTAGGCTTAGACCAAGAACTAGGTTCTACTAGTTCTTGAAACCAGTTACACAGTGGGTGTGCTTGGTCACCAATAGGCGAAAAATCTAAAAATGCGCCAGTTACTTTATTTGTGCCTGCAATAATATCAAAACCATAAATAGGCGCACTGTCATAAACGTGTGGAAATACACACAAGTGCATCATGTATAGTTTTTTCGTTTCTGAGGCGTCAATTACGTCTAGGTGTGCACGACGAGTCCAAGCACTTTTATAAATTAGGTTAGTCCAATCATAGGTGTTTTCGCTATTCGATAAAAAAGCACGCGTACTGATAATGTTTGTCATTTCTGTAGCGTGCTGTTTTAATTTATTAAAGATTGTGCTCACTAGCAATCCTGTTAAATAGTTCAATGGCTGATTCAAAACAACGGTTAGCTTCATCAGCCATTGAAATGTCTAGTTTACTGCGTAGTTTGTCAATTAGCAACTTTCTGTTATCAAATGTATACCATAAACCACTGCCGGGCACTTTAGTTTTAATTAACTGACCGCCGTATAGGTCGCCCATGTGTTTAACATAAATGTGTGCCCATAGCTGATGATCAGTTAAGCCTTTAACATACTTACAATACTCAGCTGTACTATTAAAAAATATTACTGATTCTTGCAACTCTGTCCAGTCTTGCAGGATTAGCTCACTACGAGCTAATCCTGGAATTTCTGCTAATAGGTGTTTGGCTGAGTTTTCTAGTGCTTGATACTGTACAAATTGATTAGCTAAAAAAGTAGCATAAATCTTTTTAGACATAGTACCACTTAGCAGCAATTTAGTAAATTTGTGGTTTTCGGCTTTTACATGATTATTATGCGTTAAATCTTTTAATGATAACATATACTATTTACAACAAGGATTTTGTTGCTGCTGCTGTACTGGAGTAAATTTTTTACTAGGTCCAGCACCTTTTACAACTGATTTAATAATACTGTTAATAGTATCTTCACTAAGCAGCATTAATGCTTCATTAGCTCTGTCAGTAAATATTTCCTGAGTAATTCTAATAGGAGAATATTCACGTTGATTTAAACCGTTGTCAATAATATTAAAATTAGGATTATTAGGATAGCTAATATTTTCAGGAAAAGTAGCTCCAATTACTACAGTAGCTTTTTTTCCTAAAGCATTAGCATAATGTTGTCCCATACTATCACAACCTAAAAAGTAATCAGCTGCATCAACAATTCCTGCCCACTGAAGTATATTAACACCTTCTGGTTGTGCAACTTTAGTGCTAAACTCATAAGGAATTTTAAAACTACTCATTACTATAACTGCATAGTTTTTACTTAACTCTTCAATGATTTTAATGGTGTCCTTTAGTTCAAAACTACGACCACTTTCATCAAGTACAATACCGCCTTCTAGTTTAGCTGTAGATCCAAAAGGTTGAAATACTACTGCTTTTTCTTTACCTAATTGACTTCTGATTTGATTAACTAAATTATATCCAACAATTTCATCAGATTTACCTAAAAATATACTAATAGGTTTAGTCTCTGGTACATCAGTTAAATCATTAATTAGCATATCAAAAGCTTGTATTAAATTAGCTTTTTGATTAAAATAAGCATTTAGTCTATAAGGCTCAGGACTAACTAACTCTTTGTCTAGTAGTTTATCTTTAAATAAACCTTTGTGATTTACTGGATAAACATTGTCTTTTAGTGTGGGGCTAAGCAAAAACAATTCAAGCCAGCCTTCTGCAACAATTACCGCATTAGGGTCGGTATTTTTAACATAATACTCTAAACCAGGTATAGCGCATAAAACTCTGCCAATGCCACCATTTATAAAAAATGCTTTTTTCATTATTTACCGTTAATTCCTAACATTGTTTTTGGATCATCAAATAATTTGTGTGGCCGCCAAGGATTGCTTAGTGCAGATTCTTCAGTTACAATATCTATTGCAATAGAAATTCTAAGAGTTTCATCTTTGCACTCATCACTCCAGTGTGGCAGCCAGCTTGGAAATAGTATTAACTTGCCACGTTCTGTAGGTATACTAAACAAACCATTAGCATTAGTAATATTTTCAAAATATAGTTTTGTGTTATTAGTAGTTAAATAATAAGTTGCAGCTAAATAAGAATTTTCATTATTTATGTGCGCATGCTTACTAATCCATTCGCCTTTACGTAGTACATTTGCCCAGCCATGTACATAAACTTTTTGACGAGGATATCCTAGTTCTAGTAAATGTGTTAGGTAATGTACTCTTGTTAACTCTAATAGCTCATCAGTGGCTGGGTTATGCGGAAATCTTGTTAAATGCTCTCCGCCTAATCCTGCAATATCTTCAAATAAGTTATGTTGCTTCCACTGCTGAGTATGCTGATAAGGATCTTTAATATCCTTTGGTACAGGACTTACTAACTCTTCCTTGCTGATTATATTTTTTTCTAGCTCTAAGATATATTTAGTAAGTCTAGTAATTAAGTCTGCATTAGGTTCACTGGCTATGTATATTGGGCATTTAAAACTAATTGCAAATTTAGTTTTAGCATCAGGTCCTTTAAGCCAACTAGTAGTCATTATTCCTCTTCTTTTATAAAGTTATGAGGAATATGAATTAGTTTATTAATTTCTGGAAGATATAAATATTCTAGTTTACTATTACGAAGTGTTGTTAGTGCATCTTCAATAGTTTCTACTAGCGGATCTCCGCCTAAATTAAAACTTGTGTTAAATAAAATTGGAACACCAGTTTTATCATAGAAATTTTTAATTAATTCATAGTAGTGTTTGTTTTGTTGTTTAGTTACAGTTTGAATTCTACAAGTGCCGTCTACATGAATAATACTTGGAATTTTATCTGCAACTCCGGGCAGGCAGTCTACTGCATACATCATTACAGGACTATCTGGCATACCGCGTAAATCAAACCACTCGTGTACATGTTCAGCAAGAATACTTCCTGCAAAAGGTCTAAACCATTCCCGATGTTTTACGCTATTAACAATATCTTTACCATTCTCAACCCTAGGGTCAAACAATATACTGCGATTACCTAGTGCTCGCGGACCTGCTTCGCTGCCACCTTGGTACAAACAAACAATTTTTTCTTGTAAAATTAAATCAATAATTTCATCTTTTGTTATGTCTACAATTGTTTCGCCGTCTACTAAATTAATATTGTATCCACCATTATTAGCACAATAATTAGGACCATAATATATTGTAGTTTGTTTACGAATAGTAGTATCGTTAGTTAGCTGATGATAAACAAGTTTAGCAGCACCTATACAAGTTCCGCCATCATGTGCAATAGGTTCGCAATAAAGATTAACGCCTTCTGGTAAATGCTTTAAGTATTCGTAATTTGCTACACAATTTAATCCATAGCCACCAGCAATACAAATATTTGTTTCACCTGTACGTTCTAATGCGTCTAAAATTAATTTAACCATTTGCGCTTGTGTAGCTTCTTGCACAGCAAAAGCCAAATCTTTTTTCATCTCTAGACTATCAGTGTTTAGTGCTGTATTAGCTACTTTATCAATATATGCTCCATTTGGATAGTTAGGAACAAATAGATTTCTATTACTTAAGTTGCGTTGTTCTGGCCCTAAAAATATATTTGGTATTTTTGCATTTGGTTTGCCATAAGGTGCTAAACCCATTGCTTTACCAGCTTCAATAAAACTAAAGCCGCAATAGTCTGTCATAGCTTCATAGCATTTAGTAATACCAGGATGATCTGTAAATATTACATCATGCAATTCTTCGTGCCCACGATTGGCGTGTGGCACTTGAATTTTTTCATAACTGGTTTGGGGACCTCGCACACCTATGTGTTTATACTTAGTAGTAAATTTAGCAGGATAATTAGCACTAAAAATAGTTTCTAGTTCCCAGCCAATTGTATCGCCTAATGGTATAAATGTTCCGGCACCATCAACTACTAAAACTGCTGCTGATTCAAAACCACTGTTATAAAATGTACAAGCTGCATGAATTTCATGATGAATCATTCCCAAGTCAACTACTTGTGGATGTTCGCGCAAATTACATCTTTGATCAATCAAACCAAGTTTTCTGGCCCAACCTGTAAACATATCGTCGCCAGTAAAATCAATTTTTCCTGCGTGTTCTAAGCCTTGAGTATGTGCAACTACTAAATAGTCAATTTTATCTGTGTAGTCTTTTATTTTTAACATTCCAGCTAAGGGACCACCATCGTACTTTTTACGACTTAACCTTTCTTCTTCTACATAGAATACTAATTCGCCATCTTTTAGTAAACAAGTAGCCCCATTATGACCTCTAGTAATGCCAGCAATCCATTGTGTCATTAAAAATTTCCTTAGTGTTATTTTAAATATATAGCTAAATTTACGTAAACGTTAAATTTAACTATTTGTATATTATAAAGTAATTTAGTTTACAAGTCAACTGTATTTTTAGTTTAGCTTATACTTGTGGAGGTGTTGGTGCAGTTATAGCCAGTTTTTCTGGAAACAACGGCCAATTTATATCATAAACTGTTTTCCACTCTGTGCCAACTTTACTAGTTGCATTTCGTAGTGCTTCACGAAATGCAACTAGCTCAGTTTTAATATCTTGAGGCAAGTCTGGTACAAGCATATATTTATCAGTTTGTTGCAACATGCTGTTTCTAGCTATGCGAAGTTGATTTATATCTATGCTAATATCTTGTTTATGAAATGTAAAAGTTTTATTAGCAAAATCGTATTTAATACCGCCTTGTTTAATTAATTTATATTCTGTGGTTAATCTGTTAGGATCACCAAAGAAAAATGCTTTAATTAACTCGTAATTAGGCGTAGTTTCACTAACAGCAATTTGTTCAGCATTTGCAGGTACTAGTTTTTCAGATAATATATTAGAACCAGTATAGCCATATTCTTGTGTAGGAATACCTGTAAGTTTATCAACTAATATTGTAAAAGTTGTCATAATATTAAAACCTTATTTGAATCAAACCGTTGCGTCCAACTCCAGCTTGTTGACAAGCACAACTATGGTGATGAGCACCAGCACCACCACCGCCTGGTTGACTACAGTTTGCACAAGCAAGCCAGTCAGTGCAACAAAACTCTTGCGCTCTTAATACGCCATTGCCAAAACTTGTACCCCCTGCATAACTAGGATAATACATACTTTGCGAATCACTGTACATACCAATCCAACCATGACTTCTATGGCAACCACCAGCTGTTGTACCTGCACCAACTTCATTACAATAATTTACTACACAAGAAGCACAACTTACTGTTCCTGCTGCAGCACTGGATTGAGTATAGCCTTTATTCCAAGTAACAGTACTTTGATTATCACCACATAAACAATATCCATAACACATATTTATACCAGCACCACCACCAGGCGCACATAAATAGGTAATATTAGTACCAGTAACAATAGCAGCATCACCACTACCACCTTGGCAACACGAATGACTAGTTTCTGCACCAATACTACAATACATACCACCAGGCGGAACTGTTAGTGAGTAGGCATCACCAGCTGTAACAGGTATAGTCATAGCTGCATAAACTCCACCACTACCACCTTGACCCTGGTGATAGCAGTCACAACAACATTTTGCACCGCCACCTCCACCTGAACCCCACAACTCAAATGTAGCACAAGTTACACCAGCAGGAACTGTCCAAGTATAACTACCTGGTGTATTATATATACATAACCTACTGCATCTTACTTGTGAAGTAGGATTATCGTTTGTTGAATATCTTGCCATATTTACTCCTTACCAAGGTTTAGTAGGCCAAATTATGGCCGCTTGTTGAGCGGGATCGCGAGTAGTAGTATCTGTGGGCAGTACTATGTTATTTAGCTGTGTAATATAGTCTTGAATTTGTGCTCTAAAACTTTGTGGCAAATCTGTAATTTGTGCATATTTTTGTGCTTCTAGTTTTAAGTTTAACAAATCTCGTTGTCTGTTTTCTAAAATATTTGGTTTAAGCACTTGCATAGTAACCACATTCCAACTATTAGTTGTTAGGTTATATTTAGTAGCCATATTATCTAGTAAAGTATCTTCAACTTTAAACTCTAATAAGTCAATCATTTGTTGAGTAATAGGCACATACTGTAGTACATCTTGATTTATAGGCATAGTAGTGTCTTCATAAACACTACAATAGTTATTTTCTAAGTTGCCTGTAAACTTATTAATTATGGTATATTTCATAACTACTCCTTACATTGTAATTATAACTAAACCATCTGCACCACCACTAGTACAGGCCTGTTGACAATCACACCATCCACCTGCAAACATACCTCTTGCAGGACTGCCGCCGCCTGGATATGTACCTGCTGTACCACAATTTAAATAACTACTTACACTGCCTACACCACCTGGCACTATAGTTGAACCTCCACCAAAAGGCGACGCACCAGCAACTTGTAAACCATAATTACCATTAGCACCATAAAAATTTGCTGATAAACGCGTGCCATTTGCTCCAGTTATATTAATATCACCACCAAAAGCACAACCACCACAACTGCCACTAATATAATCATTACACCAATGCCCACCCCTTCCACCTACTGCACAAAAATTACTTAATCCAGTGCCGGTAACGTATGTAGGCCATCCACAACAACCACAGGCATTTCCATTATACCAATTCATAGTACCACAACCACCTTGACCAACTACTATTGTATAAATAGTACCAGGCGTTACTGCAAGTGTTTTCATGCTATAGCCACCGCCGCCGCCTGGTGATCCACCATAGCATGTGCAACAACAACTAGGAGATCCACTACCACCACCGCCCCATAACTCAAATGTAACACAATTTACATTAGCAGGAACTGTCCAGGTTTGTGTTGCGCTGGTTGCAGCTGCTGGAAAAAATATCTTTTTAGCCGAAGATTGAATTACAGTTGCCCCAACATTAATATAACGTCCCATTTGCCGCCTCCTTAGCTAAAATATTTTTAGCTTCTTCATCGCCTAGAGATGCTTTTTGTTTTAGTGCATCTATATCCCTAGGTGATTTAGGCCAGATTAATTGTGTATAATCAAAGTCTGCAGGTTTATCTACAAAATAGTCTCGCAACAACTGTCTCCAATGTTTCCACCTATTAATTTCTGTTTCGTCGTAAAGTTCGCTAATAGTAACATCACTTTGTTTTAGTAAATTATTTCTTACTAGTTTTGAAAATTCTAATGTAGGCATAATGTCACCATGTAATTTTTACAAAACCAGGTGCACCGCGTCCAGCACCATAAGAACAGCATGTGCAGCCAGTATAACAACCATGTCCTGCGCCACCGCCACCAGGTACTCTGCCATGTAATCCAGGATTATTGACGGCATCACCAGATCCACTAAAATTTGTTCCACCGTTTACTCCGCCTGCACCGCCACCTGGGCCTCCAGCTGCACCACCTATACTATAACTATTTTCAGGACTGGTACCCGCCAAACCAAGAATACCACTCATACCTGCGGCGTTTATAGTACCATTATATCCTTGACCACCTTTTGCACCATTGCAACCACAATGACCGTAGCAATTAATAGTAAAATTACCACAACCTCCTAGGCCTCCAGTAGCACAAAAAGTAGTTAAACCAGTACCTGTAACAAAACTAGTACCTCCTGCTATCCCATTACAACAAAGAGCGGGATCAGCCCCAAAGTTAGTATTTGCTGAACTAACACCTGCATTTCCAGCACATACAGTATACTGACTGCCGGGTGTTACACTAATTTGTTTCATAGCATACCCACCACCACCACCAGGTTGAGTACGTGAACAACAGTCACATTGTCCAGCACCAGCAGCAGCACCGCCACCACCACCCCAGATTTCAAATATTACACTGTTAACACTATCTGGTACTGTCCACTGACAGCATTTACCACCTACAGCAATACAAGTGGTATCATAAACTACTGTTATTGGCATATATTACCCCTCAATCCCATAAGCAATAGCATTAACAGTTGCAGTACTAGCATACACTACTAGTCCCATGCCTGCTGGAACTAGTATGCCTGTGCGTTCAAGAACACCTAGTGGATTAAGTAGTGTATTATACTCTAAAAATTCGCCAGCACTAGGAGTAGCACTTGTACTAAGTGCTACTCTAACGCTTGTAGCAGTTGTAGTGTCTGTATTGCAAATATTTAAAGTAACTACTGCTATTTTACCAGCAGCTACTTGTGAAGTTGTAATTACGTTTGTGTAAGTAGTCGCACTTAGCGACAGCTTATTATATATTCCTGAAGCCATTGTGTCTCCTTAATTACATTGCAGCATAGAAAAGAAAATCTCTTCTATTACCAACTGCGGCTAATCCTGTGTCTACGTACTGTTTAGTAGAGGCATGCAAGTTACTTGTAGGATCTGCATTTAGTGTTAGTGTACCAGTTAGTGTACCACCAGTTAAATTTAACTTTAATGCATCATTATCGTCTACATATTTTTTAGTAGCAGCATGTAGGTCGCTAGTAGGTGCACCACTTAAAACTAGTGTACCTGTCATAGTACTGCCAGCAAGTTTTACATCTAGTGCGTCTTTAGTATCTACATAAGTTTTTACTGCATATTCAGTAGGAACTGCAAGATTACTTGCATCTGCTAGTGTTCCATCACTGGAAAACTCATTAATTTGTTCACCAAGTTGAGCACCAATACTACCTAATCGCAAACTACTCAAACCGCTTAGATCAAAAGCACTAGCATTTAGTGTAGCTTTACCAGTTGCCTGATCAATTTTAAAATATTTACCTACTCTGTAGTTACCGTCTTGGTCAGTGCTTACATAGAACACACGACCAGGAAAAGTTTCTACAGTTTCATTACCTTGTGAAGCAGCTTGTGTTGGTGTATTAGGATAGTTAGTTGTTGTAATACCACCAGTACCAATTGACAAGAAATCGTGGCCTGTTAAACGAGTTTGTGAGTATTTAGTGCGAACAGTTACTGTAGTATTATCAGCACTACCACTTGGTTTTTCTTGTGCTAGTACTAAAACAATTTCACTAGTGGTACTTGTCCAAGTACCAGTTGTACTTTGAATAACATAACTAAAAGTATCGCCAGTTAAACTAATTGAACTACCTGCTTTAGGAATACTAGCAAATCCTTTTGCTACTAATACAAATCCTTTTTGATCTTCTACAGCTGATTTAACAGTTCCTACTACACTACCACTAACAGTTAAATTTTCATTAGTTTGAAAAGTACCAGTAATACTTTTAATATACAGCTTATTAGCACTATATTGTACGTTTAGTACTACACCAGTTGCTCCACTTGTAGCTCCAGTAACTGTATTACCAACACTAATATTTCCACCAGTATAAGTAAACGGTAAAACACGTCCTACTAGTGTGCCTGTTAATGCTGTTTCTGTAGAATCATATCCACTAGATACAGCCCCATATGTGCCGTAACTGTTGTTACCATTTAGTGCACGAATAAATCCACCACCAGTAGTTGCATAACCAAAATATGCATAGTATGTAAAACACGAAACAATCTCTGCTTTACCACCATCCTTAATCCAGTATCCTACACCATTGTCTGTAATAACTGTATAGCCATGAAAAATCATGCTTTTATTACCAGTACTGTGCACAGTACCATCTACAAGTGCACCAATTGCACCAGGACAAATTGCAGAACACTCTAAAACATAAGGTGATTTTGTAGTAATAGGACTAGCACTATTAAATCCTACTACAACTGCTCGTACAGTACTAGTAGTAATATCAGCCGCAGTTGCACCTGTAGTCCAGCCTGTCATACCAGTAAAGGTCATTTTATTTAAAATGCTGCCGTTACTTAGTTTCCACATCGTACTAGCACTATTTAGGGTGGTGCCATCATCACTTACACCAGTTTTAGCATTAACTATAGTAGTACGTTGATTATCACCAACAATAGCTACACCTGCTGGAACTACAATAGGTAGTTGCTCGTTATAAGTACCAGTTTTAACATAGATTGTTGCACTAACGCCTGCAGCATTAGCTACTTGACAAGCATATTTAATACTAGCAAAAGGAGTAGTTAAATTTTTACCACTAGCAGCTGCATCTGTACCATGTGGTGCAACATAATAAGTATTTTGGCTTTGAGTTGCTCCAATCCAATCAATACTAGTACCATCTGGTTTAACAGTTAAACTTTGACCAGCATCATCTGCTTGAATAGTAGGCAGTACCTCTGCTCCACCTTGTACAAATATAGCCCATTTAGCATCATTTAGGTCAGTAGTAAAACTACTGCTACTAGTATGATCCATAGTAGAAATATAGGCACTACCAATAGCATTTTTTACTACATCATCTTTTAAGTAGTATGTGGTCTGTGCCCAAGTACCGCGCCAACGAATACCACCATTAAATTTCAACCAGTTATTAGCAGACAAATCAGTTGCAAATACTGTTGAAGCATGTGGCACTAAACTAATATAAGTATTACCACCATAAACTACTACTTCATCAATACCATATTCAGTACTAGTAGCCCAGGTTCCACGATTTTTAAAACCGTATACTAATTTATTCCAAGTAGCTGTTGTAGTTGGGTTTACATTAGAGTTATCAGCAATGGCTTGAAATAGTGAACCACCATAGGTAATTACTTGCCCAATTTTATATACTGTAGAACTAGACCAAGCACCTTGATAACTAAAACCTTGGTTTAGTAATTCCCAGCTTGCACTAACTGTTGGTAGTACGCTACTTTGTGTTTGTTTGCTACGATAAGTATTTGAACCATACGTAACAATATCATTTAAGTAATATGTAGTACCAGAAACATAAGCACCTTGATAAGTTGCTCCACCAACTAACAAATCCCAACTTGCTGTAGTTGTAGGAACTGTATTAGCTTGTGTTTGTTTGCTACGATATAGATTAGGTCCATAAGCAACAATATCATTTAAGTAATAAGTAGTAGCACTATTATAAGTACCTTGATATGCGGTACCGCTTACTAATGTTTCCCACTTTGTAGTATCACTTGGCAAGTTACCAGTTGTATTTACTTTAGCACGATAAATATTGGGACCATAAGCTACTAAATCATTGGGCACATAAGCAGTAGCATTATTGTAAATACCTTGTGCACTTACGCCTTCAACAAACTTATCCCAATATGATGTTACAGTAGGTAAATTACCTGTGCTATCTTGTTTAGCAATGTATACTGAACCACCATAAACAACTACGTCATTTTTTTGATATGCAGTAGCACCGCTATAAGTGCCTTCATACTGAATACCATCAGCAAATAGTGACCAATATGTTGTATTTGGAGGAGTTTGACCAGTACTATCTAATACTGAAACATAAACTTTACCACCCCAAGCAACTCCATCGCCAACTTTATATGCTGTAACAGTACTAAATACACCTTTAAACTTGAAGCCTTCAATCATTAAGGCCCAATAAGCAGTATTAGTGGGTAAATTACCAGAAGTTTTTAATGCATAAGTATATACATATACGTTACCACCATACTTAACAATATCATTAGATTCATAAGTAGTAGAATTACTCCAATCGCCTGCAAAGTAAAATCTTAGTTTTCCTAGATCAATTAATTGACTCATAGCATCCTCATTAATAAATGTCCTTTATCACCCCAATAAAATTGTAAGGTGTCCTTTGTCCATAACCACTGCTTATAATCTAAAGGATCAATTATATTATCTTGTGGTAAGCTTACTGGAGTATCTCCATCTAAAACTTCTACGTTTAACCCGCCATCATTAGGATTTAATCGAAATCCATAGAATACTTTGTCAACAAGGTCTGTGCCTTCATAAAATCCGCTCATTATGAGACTCCTTGTAGTATGGAGAAAACAACATCAAGGCTACTATCTACTTTTGATGAAACAATTAGCTTATCGCCAACAGCTAGTACCAATTTGTTACCTTTCATAAGTTCAAAGGGCTCACCACTTTCTATACGCTTATCTTTGTGTATATAAGTATCTGTTGAACTTCTACGCAATTTAATTGTAATAGGAACAGTGGTTGACAGTAAGTTTGTTATACTACAACCAATTACAATTGATTTATCCGGCGCTGTAAATACTTCTACTTCTGTGGTTCCTACACCTCGAGAAATTGCATTTATAAAACTTGTTGCCATATTTTATCCTAGTGCAATAGCCATAACAATTGCTGTTTCAGTTGCAATTTGTTGAGCACTAGAAGCCTGAGTTGCTTTAAGTTGTTCTACGTCAGTATTTAAATTAATAAAGTTATTGTCTAGTTCTGTGTTAGTTAGGGGACGATTAACAGCAGTCGTCCCAGTTTGTCTAGTAACAATGGTAGCCATAATAATCCCCTAATTATAAATTAAACTGCAGCTAGCGAAATCTTCCAAGTAATTACTAGTGTATCATTAGCACCTTTATTGATAACACTAAATACAGTACGGCAAAGCATTAGTTCAGGAAGGCTTGGGTTACCATCATTAAAAATACCTGCTTCAGTAATAGCACCAGTACCAATACCAGTACTAAAAGTAGCAATATATTGAATAGTATCATTAGTAACTGTAGTAGTTACAATTGTTGTTGAGTCTAGTGCAGAACGTGCTACTTCTGCAATTAAACCTGTTTGTGTAGCTGCAGCAGTAGTAGTACCTGTACCAATAGCTATATGTGACATAACTGCACTACTAGTGTCTTTCATACGACTAGCAATATAGGCTAAACCTGTATTAACTACTAGATTAGTGTGTTCACGATTTTCAATAACATTGCCAAATTGATCTAACAAGTTTAATTGTAGGGTACCTTTGGCTTTTAATAGTGAATTATTTTCCACAATAAATTTCCTTTAAAATTAGAATACCAAAGCAGTTGCTGTTGGCAAGTTATGTAAATGTTGTAGCAGTGCCTACATATCCGACTTCTACATAGGTAAGATCTTGTAAGTAATTTTGATTATAGGCTACACCTAAAGAAACTACTTGTACTATATCTATTGGATTTCTAGTAATAGCTTTTACAGTTAGTACAATTTCAGTAAATGTAATTATGTCTAATTTACCAAGATTTACAGTTTTAACGTTTGTTTCTGCTGCACTAAAAGATTCTTGAATTAATTTAGAAACTTGTTTATAAGCAGCCTCAGCAGCATTAACTTGTTCAGTAGTGAAATTTTTTCCAACATACTTAGCAATATATTCGTTAGTATTACTATAATCAGTAATACTTCGTTTATAGTCTACTTGCCGGTTAAATGCATCACTAGTGTTTACTTGATCACTGGCAAATTTGCTAGATACTTTAGCAATAAATTCACTTATATTACTATAATCAATAACACTACGTTTATAATCTACTTGTCTAGCAAATATATCAGCAGCTATACTTTGATCACTAATATTAGGTTTTATTGTTAGCCTAGTACTATCTAAACTTGTAGTAATATTGGCTAATACTTTATTAGTATTAACTTTTACAATATCTAAACTATTAAACTGATCTGTTAATTTTTTACTAGTAGTTATATATGGCGTATCTAGGGCTTTGGCATAAATAGTATTTAATAAACTAGTTATAAACTTATAGTTAGTTTCTGAAATATAGGCAAGATCTCCAGTTACTTTACCAAAAGTAACATACTCATCATCATCTATATTTGCAGTACCTAAATAATCATCAGTGGCTCCTACTTGGTCATAAAATATTCTGCCATAATTAATTATTCTGCTTAAACTATCGCTTAAAACTACATTATCACTAGCTAATTTACCTGTAGTTATAAAAATATAATCCTTAATATCACTATAATCATACAAGGACTTATACACATTGATATATCTAGTATCAATAGCATTAGCTATGTCTAAAACTGTTCTATTATATTCAACAATTCTAGTAAGTGCATCTGCTAAATTAACCAATTCTAGTTTTAACAAATTATTAGTAATAGTTATATTATCACTACTAGTAAATTTATCTGCAAAAGCTCTAATGTAATTTACAGTTCTATCATACAAATCTCTGGCAAAGGCCTGAATTTGTAGTGTTTTCTTAGCTGTAAACTTTATGGCATCTGCAGTATTTGTATAATCTACTGGATAATATCTATAAGTTACCTGTCTGCTAAATATGTCTCGGGCAGTTGCAGCATCTGATTTTAAAATACCTGCTTTTAAGTATCTGCCATCGCCTACACCAAGTTCATCAGATTTTAATATATCTGCTAAAAAGTAGTTTAATTCTTGAACATTTGCTGAATCACTAAGTGCTTTGCCAAAAGTAGCGTATTGGTCATCATCTATATTTGCAAGACCTAGGTAGTCATCTGTAGCCCCAATAGTTTCTAAAAAGTCTCTGTTAAAGGAAACAAATATTCTAGAAATATCAGAAACTGTAACTGCGTCTTGTTTAGGTGTTAAAAATTGTTTGTAAATATTACTAACAACATTTACACTATTATCTGGCAAAGGTTTACTAAGATTTTTAAAACTAGTTTCTAGAATATTAACTGCATCTAGTTTAAGTAAGCTAATGCGTTTATTTAAAAATTCACTTAAATTTACAGTTTCTTTAAACAATGGCTGTATGCTAAATACAGGTTCAGGATTAGTAATGGTAATAGTTTCTTGCTGTGATCTTCTATAGTTAACCGCTCTGCTAAAGTTATCAAGTACCTTAAAACTGTCTTGATAGTATCTATAAAAGGTAATTCTAAAACTTATTAACTCACTAATTAGCAGTGGATTTCTAATTAACTGACCAACAGTTAAACTTGGTACAGCATTTTCATTTACACCACTTAAAGTTACTTGTAAGCCTGGTTTATCATCTATAACTGTAGCAGTACTAATGGTTCCGGTTGTTTTTGGAACTATATAGTCTTTTTCTATAACTTCAGCTACAACACCAGATTGTGTACCAGTTGTAGTACCAGTGGTTCCAAGATTTTTTGGAGCAACGTATTCTTTAGCAGTAGATCCAACAACAGCTTCTTGTTCAGTAACTACTCCTGTAATTTTATTTGCATTAATTATAACAGAAATAGTTGTCATAATAATCCTTTAAACGGGTGGATTAGTCTGATTTAATCTATCTGTGGCATCAGTAACTGCTGCTGTTGGACTGTATTGTAGTTGTACTAATCCGCGAACTGGTTTAAAAGATCTAGGAAATACACTGCCAGGTTCAGTTACACGCAACTCAAAAAATCCATAAACCGAGCTAGATACTGTTGGCTGCACTGACCATGCTGTATAAGTTTTTACAGTCATAGGATTGTCCGACCCTGCAGTTCCACCTACACCCAACTCCTTAGGAAACTGTACATAAATTTTACTTAACACAGTTTCTTCCCATAAACTACTGCTTGATGGAGGTACAGAGTCTACTACACTTACTCCAGCAAGTAGCTTATAGTATTTAGAATTTCCTGCATACTGTACAATTTCTTCTTTGCTATAGCTGTTTGTAGCTGTCCAGACGCCTACGTAAACAGGAATACGAACATATAATCTGGTTTGAACGCCACTAGTTTTAACTACTGTAGGTGCTGATAATTGTCCAGCAAGATTATCTGCCTCCACTACCACTGCTTCATAAATATAGTTAGCAGCAGCAGGAACTTTTAGGGTAGCATCGCTAATAAAGCTAAGGGTAACTGGAAACTCTAGCTGCTCTCCCATTACTAAGGATAGTAGGACTGCCCCTGGATCTGAGATTAAGTCTAGTGTGGGATCAATTAGTCTTGATCGTGCCATGTGGTCTCCTTATGCTTTGCCACAGAAAGTTCTTTTAGTTTTACAATTTCTTTAGTTAAACTACAAATTTCACTATTCAGTCTTTGATTTTCTGTGGTTAAGTTTCTGATTTGTTGGTTTAGCTCAATTACTTCTTCTTGCAGCTTACCCAACTCTATGCTTAGTTTAGTATTTTGCTCACTCATGCGCTCTAGTTCTTGGTGCATTATAGTCAGCACTGAGTTTTCAGTATTGTCTTTTTTAAAACCAGTAAAAAATTTTTGAAGTAAAAATCCTACTACCAGTATACTTGCAAAACCACCGCCTAATAATTGTACAACCGAATTGGTTTCTACTGGATCCATAAAATAATCCTTAAAAATTTAGTTTTAAAACACTAATGTAGTAATTTTATCATATTATATCATGCCGGCATGTTAGTGTCAATATAAAAAAATATCCACCCCTTTTGGGTGGATATTTTTATTACCAGCTATTTAATTGCATACTACTGCTATAGTAACCAGCAAATTGATACTGCAATGCATTAGTTTGATTTCTGCCATAGATACTATATGCCTGTGTTAGTTCAGGATTTGTGTTATCTGGAAATACACATACATAGATTAACCCCGTTGTACCCCAACTACGCATAATTCGCATAAAAGTAGCACGATCTGCTTCTACTAAATACTGCAGTTGAAAATTCATAGTATCTATAATAGGCTTGCGATCTACATAGGTATTACCACTGCGTGTAGTAGTAATTTCACTTTGATCTGTAAAGCCTAGTTCAATACCTCTGTCTACTTGACGTGTAGGTTCCCAATATTGACCACAAACAATTCTACTACAATCAATTTGACTAACACTAGTACTAGTTAGTGTAATTTCCATAATTCTTATATTAGCATATGTACTAGTAAACCATATGCTAGTTTTAGTAGCACCACCAAAACTAAATTGGGTATAGTCTGTGGTAGTTGCTCCACCTTGTAACAGTACATTTCTATTTAAACACGCCGTATTATAACCAGTAGAAGTTACTAATACTGCACTAGAATCATATAAATTAATTGCAATAGTGTCACTACCAGTTAAATTAGTGGCTGGTAGTGCTACACCATTAATAGTTTGATTACTGGCCCACTGTAAACGATAAGTTACTGTATTACCAGTACTACGATGCACACTGGTTTTTTGCGCGTTTTGCATATTGCTGGCGGCGAATCCACTTGCAGTAGTACTAGCAGTAATTGTTGCCAAATCCGCAACATTGTTGTAGAGTATTCGTAGATTTGCCATCAGTATTCCTTAAGTTAAACCTTGATAGTTTGGATTGCTTGGTTGAATTATAGGCGCAATAGCTGCAATATCACGCTGTTGTGCTGCTGCTAAGTACAGCGAATAAAGTGCTTGATATACTTTGCTTTGTAAAATTGTTTCGCCTGTTGGTTCGCCCGTTTTAGGGTCTAGTAATTCAATAGATTTATCAGCTGAATAATATACAGGAACATATCCTACTTCAGATCTAATAGTTGTACCATCAACTTGAGCTATAATTTCTTCAAAAAATGAAATTTGTTTTGGTATTTCCGGCTCAAGCGGATTTAAAATCATTACACGATTAGCTCTAGTCCAACTAGTACCAGAACCAGTTACTTCTTTATAATTTGCCATTTAAAAATCCTTGTTAAATTAAGTAGCACTCCAAGTCCAACCACCCCCTACTCCATCATCATTACCACTAATACTACCATCTTTTGAGTATATTACTTGTATACTATGTGATCCTGCTGCAACATATCTTTTTCCTAATGCTAGACTGTTTACACCAGTTGCTCTACCTACTTCTACTCCGTCAAAATACATAACTCCAGCATCATAAGTTGCCTCAGTACTAGTATTTAAATAAAGCGTAATATATCCACCCATATTTGTTGTATAGTATACTGCTCCATAATAACTTATACTATTAGCACCACGACCATAAATAATTATATTATCACTATTAACATATACATTTGGACCATATCCACTAGGAAACTGAACACTTCCAGTGTATGTAGCTGTAAAAACAGGTGCTGCATTAAAAGTCCAGTATACTGTAGTACTTGCAGTATTACTAGTACTAGAATATGCAGTTAATGTCATACTATATGATCCGGTAGGTAATACACCACTACCTCCAAATGTAGTACTACTGTTAACATTATATGTATTATATGATTGGCCTGAACCGCCAGGATATGTAATATTTATATTAACATAACTAGTATTTGTAGTATTCCAACTAATAGTTATAACATCAGTATTATAACCACTAGTTGGTGAAGCACTAGCACTAATAGTAGGTATTATTTCAAGTGTTCTAACAGTAAAATTTGTACTGGCTGATGCGGATTGTCCAGTAACAGAGTATACATATACATTTACAGTATATAAACCTACGTCAGTAAAGGAATATGGCCCAAAATATCTGGAATTAGCAGCCATATTTGTAAATTGATAGTATCCGCCTGTTGGAAAAAATATTTGCAATATAGTGCTGCTAGTGACAGCATTAGTAGGATTCCAACTAACTGTAATAGCGCTATCAGGATATGCATTAGTGGGTGAGGCAGTAAGTCCGCTAATACTAGGATATACAATAGCAACACTTGTATCATTGATTGTAACAGTAGTACTAGCCAAACCATTATCTAAGCTAATAGTAAAATATTCTGTGCCTTCTGTAAGTTGATCTTCAGTTACAGAATAACTTAAAACTGAACCATTAGTTACATATCCTGTTAATCCGGCACCACTAATGTCATTACTAGATACTCCACTAATTGTATAACTATAGTAACCAGCTTGATTTGTTGAAAAGGTAATACTAAAACTACCACCTTCATTAACACTAGCTACAGAACGTGTAAATGTATAACTGGGTTGAGCTGCAACACTAATAGGAATACTTCTTGATATAGTGCCTCCATTTGTACCATAGGCAACTATTTCACCAAACATTGTTCCAGAACTAGAGGTAAGATATTGACTAGTATTAGAATTTAAATTAGTACTACTTCCGGCTGTTGTACCACCATTTGGATATGAAATTATAAAATCTATTCTACTAGCATAAGAAACCGACCAATAAAGTGCAAAATAAGTAACTCCGGCTGTTATACTACTAGGACTAAAATATAAGTCATTAATAACTGCAGGTTGCAGTACTGTATAATATATTGTTGTACTTATTAATAGAGTATTAGCACTATTATATCCACGCAATGTTACACTACCAGTACCTATTCCTGTAGATTGAGTAATACTAACCGTTGAACTACTACTTATTCCTAAGTTACTAAGTGTACTGCTAGTACCATTAGGGTATGTAATAATAAGATTAACATACCCATTGCTAGGTAAATTAGTAGTCCAACTAATAACGGAACTAAAAGATATGCCACTAGTAACACTCATTGTTGCACTGCTAAACGCATAAACAATTTTAGTTTTATTATAAAAATCGTTTAAACTAATTTGGCCACTAGTAGGCACACCACTAACTGTTGCAGGCACATAACTTCCACCGGCATAGTACTCTGCAATTTCAATAGGATTTGAACCACCAAACTCTGTTTGAACGTCATCTAGACTAATTGGATTAGGTGAAACAGGTGTAGTCACTTAGTTCTCCTGTCCAGCTCTTTAATGGCCTCAATAATAAGTGGAATTAATCGCTCGTAGTCTACAGTTAAATATTTATCGTCAACGGGCGCTTTATGAATAATTTCAGGCAATATTTTTTGTACTTGTTGTGCACTTACACCAATTTCACGACGTTTTTGATAGCCTAGTTGTTGTGCTAACTCATTAGGCTCGTAGTAAAATCCAGATAATGTATTTAGCTTTTCTAGTGCGTTTGGTATTAAGCCTAGGTTAGTTTTTAGTCTGTCATCAGAAAAATAGGCAATAATATTACCAGTTGCTACAATTGTACCAATTGCACTAAGTGCTGCAGTATTAGGATTTGTATGTTGACATTGAATTGCTGCTCCGCTTCCACTATTAACAGCAGTAATAGCAGTACAATTTCCAGTATATGTATTAACTACTCTTAATCCTTGGTTGTAATACATACCACTAATACTTATTCCATAATTACTATATATATCGGATCCACCTCTAGTTGAATCCGGCAAAGTAGTAATACGTATACCAGAATTAGTAAATCCGCCATCTAAATAAATACTATCTGTTTTACCCCCTTGAATATATACTATATTGCTACCTGAGCCAGCACTTGCTTGAAATTTAGCCGCTCCGCCATATTTAGAATAAAAATATGCTGCATAAGTACCTGGAGTATCTGATAAATCTTCACTTACAAAATCTGGACCAGATGTAGCTGGTGCTGAAGCAGTCCTTCTGTGAAGCATACCAATAGTCCAGACTCCGCCTAATCCATCAATATAAGTAGAGTCGCCAATAATATTTGTAAAATATGAAGTACTAGTACTAAAAGTTCCTGATGTAATTTTACTTGCTGTTATTGTGCCTTCTACAATAAGAGAACCAGTAATATAAGTAGTCTGTTGTGCCCAAATAGATCCAGTCCATTGAACTGCTCTTGAATTGCTACCATTAGTAATAGTAACAATATCCCCTGCTACTTTTGCTCTTTTTACAACCGCTTGAACTTCGTCATCAGTAGGGTCAGCGCTTATACTATTGCTGCCATAATAAGTATTTGGGCGTGTTATTACATAAGTACCACTACCATTAGCACCAGTAGCACCAGTACCACCCGTACTTCCGTCAGTACCTGTAATACTTATAGCACGAATAGAAGCATTAAACCAATCTAAAGTACTTTGAGTAGTTGTACCTGTTACTGTAAGCGGAATTGTAATTGAGTATAATGTATAGCCTTTTCCTGGAGTTGTAGGTATTTGAGTATACCAAGTTCCACTGCTACTACTAGTTGAACTATATGCTCCTGTACTCCAAGTATATGTTCCAGCAGTAGGATTAGTAGGAGTTGATCCAGTAGGTAGCCATTGATATATACTAGGAAATGCGCTCATCATTCCGGCTTGACCAGTTTGACCTACTACACCCTGTTCTACAATTGCCATTGTTTTTGTAGTAGTTATGCTTGATGTATTAGTACCTGTAACAGTTAAACTAACAGTTACATAGTTTTGGGCACCACTAGGCGTAACAGTAATTGAACTTCCTGAGCCTGTTGCAGGTGTGCCATAAGTTACTGACCAACTATAGCTAGGACTAGTAATATTTTGTGCACTTGCTGTTAGTGTAACACTGCTAGGACTTATTACTCCGGCAGAATTCTTATAAAAAGTGGTTAGACCAGATATATCTATTGTTGCAGCTGGAGAGCCTGCCCTAGTTTTAGTTACAGTATATATAGTAGTATAATTTATAGAATTTTTAGTAGCAGTTAGTGTAAAATTTTCAGTATTAGTACTCCAACTACCCGTACTAGTATTACTAACAGTAAGTTGACCTGTTGTAGTATTTACAGCAACTGTTAAACCATTTTGTGTAGTAGTTGCAGGTCCATAGGTTACACCATCAGTAATTACTGAAGCACCGCTATATAATCTTAAATAATTTGCAGAACTAGGTAAAGTATATCCAGTACCAACGTAATCACTAGTTGCTATATCTAGCTTTCTATCAGTACTAGCACTTATTTGATCATATATTTTACTAATAGTCAGAGTATCTTCATACACTAATCCCAAATAATTAACTGTGGCAGTTATACTGGCAACATCGCCCTGTATATTATTTGGTAAAATTTGTAATTTGCCATTACTAAATGTAGGAGTAGTAATAAAACCACTATAAGTATAGGTAATTGTTTCGCCAGATAATAAACCAGCTAAAATTGCATTTACTAAAATACTGGTTGGTTGAACACTAACATTATTACTGCCATACTTAAACTGTTGACTGGTTGAATTTAATAATACATAATTACTACCATTTTGTATTACTCTAGGACTAGTTGCCTGTAGCCTTAAATCTCTGTCATTAATTGCTGTTACCATTTTACACTAAAACTCCTATATCAACCATGCCAGTAATCCAGTTTCTACTTATGCTATAAACTAAAGCTAATTTTCCAGCACTTAAATTAAATCTATTAGATTTAATTGTTACTATATCACCTAGTTGTACAAATATAAGTTCAGGTAAATAAGTAGCAGTTATTAAAAATCTTTGTGTTGACCAAAGACCTAGTCTTTTATCTGATTCACTATCCGCATTTATTTCTTTTAATAACAAAGTAGTTTCAATAGAAACTTTACCAGTATCTTTATATATTTTTGTACTAACTGGATCTATAGTATATACTGGTAAGTACTCTGTATCAAATCTATTATCAGGATTAACTCCTGCAGCAAGTGTTTTTTGTATAGTATAATTTTTACAATAACCTAGTTTAATACTTGGTTTTATAGGAAATAGTTCTGCAATATTTAAACTGCCTAAAACCATATTATCATCACTAAGGGTATATTTAGGAGTACCACTAGGTACCTTTAATTCTACTAATTTTAACTTGCTGCTAGTAATTGTTTCACCATCACTAGCTACGTTTATACTAGGACATACAAGATTGGCACTAACACTTTTAGCTAAATCATTGCAAACTTGCATAGTATTTAGTGCCTCCTTGCAGTAAATACCTACAGGAGCTGTATTAGTAAAATCAGTAAAATCAATTTCACTGTCTGTAAATCTATTTTCACTATTGCCGTAATTTTTAACAATTTTAGTAATAATGCCAGGTATAGTATTACTATAACCAGCAGTTGAATTTCCTTGAACACTACAAGTTATAGTACCAAAAGGATTTTTAACTAGTGTAAATAAACCTTTTTGAAGATTGCTAGTGCTATCAACAATTTGAACAGGTACTCCATTATCTCGCACTTCAATTATACCTTGAATAGGACCATCATTAACCATATAAATGTATCCTGTTTTAGGAGTTGGCGTTGAGCCATTGTCTACAAACAGTGGAGTAATATTAGAACATTCGCCAAAAAGTAGTGGCAATAACGAATCATTAGCTATGCCACCTTTTACTTTTTCAGTATAAGTATCCGCACTATCATATAATGTTTTTTCTGTTAGTGAGTCATTTAGTCGTTGTAGTTTATCATAGAGTATTAAAGTTAATAAATTTTCACTATTAGCAGATAACTGACTTACTAAACCATCAAAAATTAATATAAAATCACTTTTAGGCCAACTGGGATCGCCCAAGTAAATTTTTACTGGGCGACGATTCCAGATATAGGTAAGAAATGTATCATTAACACCATATGTATTTACTAATTCTAGGCTTCCAAAATTTGTACTTATACTACCATCTGCAGATAGTGATTCATTAAAATTTAATCCGCCACTAATACAGGCATTATATAACGTACCAGCAGTTGCATCAGTATATGCAACTGATGAAAGATTTACATCAGTTGCAATACCGTTAACTAATACGCCAGTAATATCTACTAAAGTACACTTAATATGGCTTGGAGTTTTAAACCAAGCTATCATTTGACTTACTGTTTTCATAGTTTTCTCATAGTATTTATATTACTAGGGTTTAGTTATTTATATAGAATTATTAAAATTGAATGTTATCAACATACTCATAGCCTTTCCAGCCACCAGCAGTAATAGCAGTTCTGTTTGCATTAATTTGACTATCTGCAGCATCAGTAATAGCATCAATTTGAGCATTTGCAGCACTAGTAGTTACATCAATTGTTGCTTGGGTTTGATCAACAATAGCATTAACAATATTTTTACCTACATTATTAAAATCAGTAGCTAATTTATTAATAAAACTTTGATAAGTTGTGTTATTTGTTGTATTTACACCTGTAACTGTTTCCCCCATTGCTTTGTAAACAGCTACCCAATCTATAAAAGCAACATTACCAAGAGTAGTATTAACAGCGGCACCAACACCAGTAAGTGCAGTACCTGCAGCATTAGTAAGATTGGTACCAATAGTACTAAGTGCCGTACCTGTAGCAGTGCTAATATTAGTGCCTGCAGTACTAAGTGCTGTACTAATATTAGTGCCTGCAGTAGTAAGTGCTGTACTTGTATCGGTACTTAATTTAGTAGTTGATGCAGTAATATAGTCTATAATATCTTCAGCTGTATTATTGTATAATTCAATATCGTTTTGCTTATAAGTTGATAAAGCACTACTAATACCAGTGCTAACAGTACCAAGCGCTGTACTAATATTACTGCCTGCAGTAGTAAGTGCTGTACCTGTAGCAGTGCTAATATTAGTGCCTGCAGTAGTAAGTGCTGTACCTGTGGCACCGCTAATATTAGTGCCTGCAGTAGTAAGTGCTGTACCTGTAGCAGTACTAATATTATTACCTGCAGTAGTAAGTGCTGTACCTGTAGCAGTGCTTAATTTATTAGTTGATGTATTTAAATCATTAATTGATGTACTAAGTGCTTGTATATCTGTGTTAGTAACGTTAGTGTTAGGTGTATTGCCAGTAGGTGAGCTAATTCCTAACGTTGCTTTAATTTGTGCAAGTGTGCCTGATTCTATACCACCAACTGCAGCAGTTGCATATGGTGTATATTTTTCATATGTAGTTAATGCAGATTGAAGTCCTGCTTTCATCTGTTCTGAAGGAGGACCTACATAATTTTTATAATTTGCAAAAGCTTCAGCAAGTGCAGTGCTTGCATTTCTAAGTAAAACATCTTTACTAGTATTAGGTGAGGCTATTTTAAGAATTTCTTCTAATGTCTCTGTAGAAATTAATGCTGTACCTGATTCTCTTTTATCATATAGCTTTAAAAAATTACTAAGTCCAGTTGTAAGGTTAGTAAGGCTTAGTTGTAATTCTTCTTGAGTAAAGTCCATAGGCCTGTTATAAGCCTGCATATAAGTATTAAGCAAATTTGGCAATGCACTATTAGCAGAACTAAATGCTATACCATTGCTAGTAGTAGCAGTATTACCAGTATTACCAGTATTACCAGTATTACCAGTAGTAGTTTTTGGATGAATAATATCCTCTATTAATTGATCTATTTTATTTCGTTCTGTAACTGCATCATTATATTCCTTCATTAATTCAGCAGTTGTTTTACTAGACTCCTCAATACTTTGTAGATAACTTTCACTAGTTTGTAGTGTAGTTAACTGTTTTTCAGCATCAGTTTTTTGAGTACTAAATGTTTTAGTTAAGTCATCAATAATACCTGTAACAGTTCCAAAGTCTTTAGTATAATCTGCACCACTAGCATACATTTCTCTGGAAAGTCCTAAGAACTTATCAGTTGCACCAGTTAGCTTACCAAAAGCAGCGTCTCTTTCTGCTTGAGTTTTACCAGTATCTTTAATAATAGCAACTAAACTCTCTACTTGTGATTTTGCAGCAGCATATTGTTCACTAACAGTAAGAGTAGTATTGGCTCCTGACATTAGTGAAGTTTTATAGTCGCTTAGAGTAGTAAGTTGAGTAGTAAGTGTTTTTACAGTATTTTGTAAGCTAGTTTGATAAGCTTTAGCTGCTTTTTGTGCATCCTGATAAGCATATACTTGACGCTGATAAACTTTATTGCTTTCGTCTAGTGAAGCAATTTGTTTTTCACGTAGTTGTAGTTCAGTTTTAGTTAACTCATCAAATTTATCTGTTAAGGTTTTTCGTTCATCAGCAATCTTTTCTGCATTTTTATAAATAATATCTATTGAGTCTAAGACTTTTTGTAGTGCAGCTGCGGCTTCTGGACTACTAGTACTTAATGATTTAAATAAGTCAAAGAAGTCTTGTCTGGTTTTGGGCAGTGCTAGTCCGTACTTGTCTAATACATCAGTAACTTTTTTAGTTTCTACGCTTAATTTGGCGGAATCACTTGTAAAACTATCATATAGTTTATTGATACTATCAGCAAACTTGTCAGTACCACCTGCGGCAATTATAGTTTTTTCAGTTAAAAAGTCTTGACTTATGCCTAGGTCAACTAGTTTATCACGTAGCGTGTCTAGTTTTGTGTATAGATCAAGTATATCACTGGCGCTACCATCAGCATTTTCAATAACCTGTTTAATAAGTGTTTGAGTCTCTGTGGCTAGTATAGATTGACGTGCAATTTCACCACCAATATCACCCTGCTTATTAATAATATCTCTGTAATTAATAGCCTTAATACCAAGCATTTCAAGACCAGTAGTAGCGCTTTCTACTCCATAAACTACTCTGCTTAATGTAGTTCCTAGTCCCTCACCTACTCTAGCAAATTCTACAATCTGTGGATAAGTTTTTTCTACTAATAAGTCTAGTTGTTGTCCAACAACTGCTTCAAAACGTTTTTGCTGTTCTTCAGCAGTTAAACCTTGCAAGTCAATTTTTCCTAAATCAATAACAAAATTATTTACTTTGTCTGTTATTGAATTAGTATCTTGACCTAGTATTTTACTACCACTAATTAGTACATCACCTACACTAGTAAATACTGCAGTAAGATCTCGTTTAACGTTATCATCCAATGCACTAAACTGAGTAGCATAACTGGAACTATAAGCTATACCAAAAGCCCTCTTTTTTGTTACTGTGTCAGCATAGAATTGGCCTTGGAAGCCTTGTTGTTTAATATCTTGCAGTGATTGAGGTCCTGCTTGAATACCCTGTGCATTAACATAGGTAGTGCTTTTAAATGCCTTACTAAGTGCAGCACCAATAGCTACTCCAATAACTGGTACTGCTATTCCTAGTGCTCCACTAAGAGCACCTAATCCAATAGAACTAAGTCCACCAGTCATGGCTGCATAGGTTCCTAGGCCAAGACTACTTGCAGCAAGCCCACCACCTGCTGCACCTAATAAGGTACCTGCAGTTCCAAATGTTGATGAATTACCTGTTTGAACTCCTACTTTACCAGTAGCAATATCACCTGCACCTAAAGATCTCGACAAACTTACGCCTAAATTTGCAATATTATAGTCAATATTACGCAAATGTTTTAGCATTTCACTGCTATTACGCATTAGGATAGGATCACTTTTGCTTAAAATCTCTACTGATTTACTAACTGTTTCACTAGGCTTATTTACATCTCCAAGAGTAGTACCGGAGCCAGTATTTTGAGAACCACCACTAAATCCTGGACCACTACCACCAATTTTTGCTAATATTGTTCCAACAGCTGCAGCAACAACTGCACCTGCAACTAAACTAGCTGGAAATGGTAAGCTTGACATTGCTTTAAGAATAGCTGCACCAGCACTAACTTCTGCTTCAGCAGTTGTTGCTGCAGCTCTTGTAGCACTATTAGCTACAGAAGCAGTAGTAGCAGCTGTATCAGTAAACATTTTTTGTATATCTAAGGCTATTTTAGCTATTGCTAAACCTTTTTCTAATACAGCAAAAGCTTTATAAGCTGCTGTTTTTTCACCAAATAGTTTTTTAACTGAACCTATTTGAGCAGCATTATAAGCCAATTCATTTCTGGTATTCTTTTGTTTGTCATTTGCTATTTTATTCTCTAACGCCTGTTCTTCTTTTTTACTTGCAGCTACTGAACCTTGGTCGTCTTCGCCAATCTTTTCTAATTCAATAGTACGTTTTTTAATTGTATTTAACTTTTCTTGATCTAACTTTTGTTGTTTACCAAAATTTTCTTGAGCTACTGTTGCTTCGCCAAATTTAGTAACTATGTCACCTAGATTATCACCAATCTTTTTAAATTTATCGCCAAAAAGTCCAAACGTATCTTTTAAGCTTGTAGATAAGTTATTGGCAGTTAGTAAATATTCATTTTGCCTAGCTTGCTCAAGTGATTGCTCTTTTTGAATACCTAATGTTTCACGTCTTGTTTGTAGCTGTGATTGTAGCCCGGCAATTGCATTACTAGTTAAAGTGGCTTGACGTTCTAGTTCAGTAGTTTCGTCTTTTAGGAATTTTGCTTTTTCAGCTGGATCTTTTACACTTTCAACTTTTGCTTTTGATATGGCGCGTTTATCTGCTAGAGCTGCTTCAGCTTGCGCAATTTGAGCAAGTGTAGATTGTTCAGCTTTTCTTATGTCTAGGCCAGCTTGTTGCTCAATAACATACCTGTCATTAGCATTAGCAAGACTTTTAACCACATCTAGACGAGCTTGTTCAAGATCAAGCGCATTAGCTGCTAAGGTATTTTGTAGCTGTGCATTTGATGCACGAACTTCAGAAGCTTTAGTAATCTTTTCAATTTCTGTTTGAACAGCTTGTTGCTCTTTAGTAATGCCTAAGATTTTTTCGCGTGTGTCTTTGTCTATACCTAGCTTAGTCAAATTATCAGCACTTAATTTTTCTTGACGTGCTAGTTCCTTAGTAATTGACTGTCTGTTTACAGTATCATCTTTAGCAAGAGCTGATAATTTTAATTCAGCATCTTCACGTTTTCCAACTATACTAGAAATTTCTTCTGCTGATTTGCTTCTATAATCATTTTGAATTTTTTCAAGTTCATTAGCATTTTGTAAGCTATTTGTATACTCTTTGGAATTTTCAAACAAAGACTGATAACTAGAGATTTGTGCACCCTTAATCTCAGTTTCTGCGTTGAGTCTGGCATTAGTAACTTCTCGTTGTGATTTTTCAACTTCGCGAATTTTGCTACGAGTATCTAATTCTATTGTTAATAATTTTTGACGATCTTGAATAGCTTTTAAGTCTTTTTCAGCCTGTTGTTTTTCTTTTGTTAATTCAACAATTTGACCTATAGCATTAATCTCATCTCCATTACGAGTAGCTTGAGCTTTTTGTAATGCAGCATCAAGTCCTTTTGTTTCTTGTAATTGTTTATTTTCTAGTACTCTATTACTTAATTCAATTTCTGCTTCTACAGTAGCTTTGTCGTTAATACCTGCAATACTCTGACCAACTGTAAATTGCTGTTCTTTAAGCTGAGTAATTTGACCTTCTATAGTTAGTCGCCTTTGATCATCCTCTAACCGTCCACTAATTTTTGCAAATTCTGTACCTTTTGCAGCAACTGTTTTACCTGTATTAACATCTGCCATAGCTTGTTGCATAGCAGCATATCTAGGCTGAGCTTGCATAACTCTTAGCCGCGCATATCTTTGTTCGCCTTCAGTAAGCGGATTTTCATTATTCATAGCAGCAATAGCAGCTCTAGATAATCCACCTTTAAAGTCTGGTATACCAGATTTTGTTTTTTCTTCTAGCGTGGCTCTAAATGCTCTAATTCCACCTAACTGATCTCGTAAATCATTTATGTATTTTTCGCCTTTTCCTTCGCGTACAGCAGTATCAAGTGCTGTTGCAGCACTATTTTCTTCAATAGCTGCTATTAGTCTATCTTGATTTAACATTAAATCAATATTAGTTTTAATAGTCTTGGCTCTAATATCTAACTCTTGCTGTGCAAGTTTGCCCTCTTCTACGGCTTTACGTTCACCGGTCAATCCTTGAGCACTTGCTCTGGCAATTTTAACTGCATTTAATTCAGCACCATTTTTAAGTGCAGCTTCAATAAGTCTAGTACCTTCTTTAAAAGCTTCGCCAACACCTAGATTAAATACTCTCTCAGCCTCTTTAAAACTTTTACTATCTGCAGTGATTTTTATTTGCTCTTCTAAAGTTTTCTTTGATTCGTATAAGGTTGCAACTTTTTCACCTGCAAGTCCTGATATACTTGCACGATTTAATGTACCACTATCAAAAGCTTCTTTATTACGTTTATAAGTATTAGTTTCTTGAAACTTTTCAAGATCTTTATTTACTTCTTGCAACCCACCTTGATATGCTTTAAGCATTTTACTATCTTCAGCAAGAGCATCTTTTACTTTAAGTAGTTCGCCAGTAAATTTAGGGCCAAAAAATGCTATTTTTGCAGGAGATTGAGCAAGCTCATTCATTGCAGATGCTACACCTAAGATACCATTATCTTTTAGGTCAAGCATTGCTACAGCTAAATTATTAACATTTTCGCCTAGTTTAAATAAGGGATCTGAACTAGCTACACTAATTAAATAGTCTTGATAAGATTTAGTTGTACTATCTAAAGTACTTTTAAATTTTTGTAATCTGCTATCTATATTACTTAAAGTACGAGCAAGTTCTAGTAGTTTATCTATAGTAGGTTGTGTACCATCTATACCTACTTTTAATATTGCTTCTTTTAAACTATCAAAAGTAATACCACTTATACCTAATGTTGATTTTATTTCATTACGAGCTTGATCACCTAATCCGGCACTATCTAGTATTCTAAAGCCGCTCATTATTTGATTTGCCAGAGTTCTAGCTAAAGTTTCGTCAAGACCTCCACCAGCAGCACTAGCTATATTATCTTTTAAAGTTTCCCACCAACCCATAGTTGCTTTAGCATCCACAGCTTTTTTAGCAGCATCTTCTGCAGATCTAGCTAATTCTTGAAACGCATTAGCTAAAGCATTAACGCCTTTAATACTCATTGGATTACCAGCACTAGTTTTATATAATATATCTATAGTTCTAGTAACATTTGCAACGGATTCTTCTGCGGAATCTATAGCACTGCTATAATCCGACATTTGTTTAGCATTTTTACTAAATATGGTATCTAGTATTGTAAAAACAGTAAATACTGCACCTATTACTCCTAAAGCTGCATTTACAGCGGTTCCAAAAGCACTAGCTGCTCCTGCAAGTATACCAAAAGCACCACGAATTCTAAGCATACCTCTTTCAAGTCTATCAAACTTTTGTGGTGATTCAGCAATTTCAGTGTTTAGTAATCTCCAACCATCCATAATACCAACTAAACTAGCTTGTTGACTTGCATTGCTAATAATACGTGCTTTTTCTGCATTTTTTTCCGCAGCTTCGGCTGCTCGAAGATTTGCACCATAAACACTAAAACTACTATTTCTTTCAGCGGTAATGTCTGCTGTATTTTTTTCTACTGCTTTAGTATAATCTTCATTTGCTGCTTTAGCATCGATAATAGACTGTTTAACATCTAACCAGCCCTGTTTTTCTGCAGGATTTTTTGCACGATCAGCTTTCTTTTGAAAATAGGCTAAATCTTTATCATTAATATCCTCAAGATCTTTTGCTAAAATATCTTTGCCTTTTTTTAACTTGACTAAACCAGCATCTTTAAGATCTTGTAGTCTTTTTTCCGCAGCAACTAATTTATCTACTTCGGCACTAGCTCTATCATCTGCTGCTTTTTTAATACTTTCTGTTTGTTGCAACTTAGCTAAATCTGCAGCTGCAGCTTTATCTATTTTAGTTTGTAAAGCAGTAGCAGCGGTATCAGCTAAACCTTGTTTAAATTGTCCTAGTGCTGGTAATGCTTGTTTAACAAGTGCTACTCCTAATGCTCCCACAGCAACTGTTAAAGCCATGGGGCTTTCTGATAATAGTTTTACTATAGGGCCTAGTACCTTATTAACTCCCTCTAAACCTTTTTGTGCTAAATTTTCTAGCGAAGATTTTAGCTTATCATAGGGGTTTACATTTACAGCATCACCAAGTGCTGCAAATTTTTCTTCGCCTTCTTTAATTACTGCATTAGTAAATGCTTGACGTTTTTCAAAATCAGTAAGAGAACTAACACTTTTACCAATACTTCTAGCATAAGCTTCTGTGGCTGGTCCAATTTTAGTAAAAATACCCAATTCATCCAGCAATTCAGGTTCTAATTTTGTAACACCTCTACTTAAACGACTTAATGCATCAGGCATACTAATACCCAAGCTTAAGCTAGCATTTTTAGCTACCATAGCTAAACGCTCAATATCTTTACTAGCAATACCTGCACTACTTGCCTGTGCTACAGCCTGCATACTATCGCGTAAATTAATTGCTCCATCTGTTAGTGTAACAATATTTTTAGCCACTGTACCTAAATTTTTACCACTGCTAGCGCCTAATTGATCTAAACTTTTGATCATATTAGTAGTATTCATGGCGCTACTAAGCGCACTAAATGCGGCACTAACAGCAAACACGTTAGCGGCATATGTTGCATACAGACGAACTAATCCACCCAAACCTTGGGATTCTTTAGCAAAGTCTCTAGCAGCTGCACCAGTTCCAGCACCAGTAGCACGTAGTGTACCATAAGTACTACCACTCATCATGCTATCTGCAACTGCACGACTACCAGCAGTACCGCCAGGAGCAGAAGTACTAGCTCTTGGAGCAGGTGCACTAGCAGTGGACATAGTAGCTGCAGCCTGTTGTTGTGCAGCTTTTAAGCTCTTAATAAGCGCTTCAATGTTTTTAATAACATTCGCGGTAGAGCCATTATCGGTAACTTCTACATTATGCGTAGTTGTATTCTGTGTAGACATTACATCTCCTAGTATCAACTCAGTCTGCATTAAAAATTTTTAAGGCAGTTTTACTTTAAACACGATTATAACACAGGGGCAACAACTTGTCAACTATAAAATTTACAGCAATAAAAAAGCCCTAGTACAAAATATACTAGGGCTTTTTTTCGGTTTTTGCTTTTAGCTTTTCACTAATAATTTTTGCACGACAAGCATCCATTTCTTGTATAAATTGCAGTGCTAATAAATGCTCACACTGTTCAAAATTATACAAGTCTAGTAGTTTAAATAGCAGACTGTAGTCTTTACCTAGGTAATTACCATTCATAGTATCCCAAATATCAGCTAGTGTTCTGTATATAATAAAACATTGCACTACTAAATCAGGAAAGTCTTCTATTTCTACTGGAATATTCTCATCACTTGGTTGCTCGCCAAGCATTTCGCACATTTCAAAATACTGTTCTTTGGTTACACCAACATCGCTATTTTGAAAATAATTATTAATGTTGCTGTTAATCTCCGTTACTTGTTCGTGGAAAAGTTTCCCAAGTCTGTTACCTGTTCGCTAACAAACGCATCAAAGTTTGTGGAATTTTTCATTAGCTGCAGAGCGTTTTCTTCGTTGTACTCAAGCTCTGCTTCCAAGTCTTGGCCTGTAGTGTCAATAGGCACTAATTGCTCAACATACTTTAGTTTAAGGCCTGACCAACCTTTAATACTAGCTTTTACATATAGCTCTAAGAAAAGGTCATCATTGAGTTCGTCAACTGGTTGACGATTTTTAAAAGTGGTTTTAGTAGCTTTTTTACGAATTGATTGTAGAGTTTCACGAGATAGGAAAGCTAGCTGAATTTTAAACTCAGGCATTCCTGGATACTCAACTTCAAGTGGCTTTGAAGGTACTAGTAGTTTTTTTAGTGAAAATGTGGACATAATTACCTATTTTGTTTAAAGGTGCCGGGCACTAGTGCCCGGCGATTGTTTTACTGTTTAATTAAACTTGTTTATCAGCAACGTAGTAGCGAATTTCGATTTCGTTGTTTGAACCAATATCAAACTCAGTACCAGTTCTGCCTTGTGCAGTAAATCCAATTGTTGTGGAGATAACTTGCTCAGTAGCTACGGTTGGAACCTGTAGTACGCAAGCTGGCATTACTAGGTCAACTCTGGTAGGCGTTGAAGCACTGCCGCCCATGCTTAGTTTTACGTTGAATGAAGGATCTACTTTCGTAAGGCTCTTAGTTAAAATTGAATTTAACAAAGCTGTAGCACTGCCACTGCCAGTACGTAGGTAAGCATTAATTGAGCCGCTAATTGCACGAGTACCTGTAAAATATGTAATTGGCCTATTAACAACACCTAAGTTAGCTGGTGTTAAGTAGGTTACATTATTTGACATTGTTAATGAACCACCGGTTAGGGCAATTGAATAACTAGTGCTAGAACCACTAATATCTTCAAACAGTGTTAGTGTACTTAGTTTATTAGCCAAGTAAGGAGCATCTACTACTTTCTTAAGTGCGTTTCCAATAAAGATTGTGTTACTACTACCAGCAGCACTAGCTGCAACTGTAGTACCAGTACTATCTGTAAGTGTAGTTTTATCAAATTGACGAATATTACTTGCTTTACCAGCCCACTGAATTGCAGCAATAGTATCTAAACCAAAATCAATTGTAGCTGAATCCATAACACAGTTATCGATCACAAAGGTAGCGTCATCAAAACAGATGATCAGGCCAAATGGTAGCAATTGATTTCTATTTGAGTTATTTAGTGCCACAGTAGCAGGTCCAGCACTAGAACCGCTAACTAGTGTGCTAGCACTCCATGCAGCACCTGCAGCACCAATATCACCATAACCAAACATTGCGTTCCACAAAACTTTTTCTTCAGCATCAACGTTTACACTTCCACTAGCACTTACAATGTCACGTGGACGGATATAAGTACTAAAGCTAAAGTCTACTGGTTCTAGTGCTGTGTTAAAGTTACGTTGACCGCGGTTTGGTTCGATACCAGCTTCATTTAGTGTAACTGTTTCTGTAGTAGTATTTTGACTAAAGCTTAAGCCATCTAGTACTTGAATTTCAAAAGTTTCGCTGTCACTGAAATCAGTTAGTGCGCCAATACCTGAAGTTACAACGCCATAAGTATCCACTTTTCTAGTAAAGAACACCCTGGCGTTACGAATTAGATTAAATGCCATCTTATTTCCTTTTTTGTTAATGCTTTAGTACATAAACAAGACATTTATCTGTTATTAGTACTTTAGCATGGTTGCTTACATAATCTCGTATCGGACTTGTAAGTTAATTTCACCAACTGCATAAGGTGCTAGTAGCCCCTCGTCAGTGGTAATTGACTGAATTAGTATTTCAGTTGTGGAATAGCCGTTGGTTTGATCATAAATTAGTTGACGATTGGCGTCTATACACACTTCTAGGTCAGTTAGTAAAGTTTCTAAATCTTCAGTACTTGACTCACCATGACAGTATACTTTTACTACAATGTTTAAGTATCCCCAGCGAAAGTTTCCAGGTAAATACTCGCGCATTTCAGTACTTGGCGTTAAGTAAACACTAGGAAAATCTTCTACTTCATCCCAGAACTTTAGTTTAGCATAGGCATTATTAAACAAATTAGTTTTATAGGGTGCTAAACCAGCAATTGTGTTAAACTTAGTGGCAAGGGCCTTTACAATTTTTGTACGACTACTCATACTAATACCGCCCTTAATCTATTTTTTACTTGGGCTTGAGCAATTTCCCTGATTGATTTGCTTATAAGTAGCTTGGGATCGCGTGATCTAGGATTTTGCTGTTTACCGCCTTCACTAAATGTTGCATATGGATTACGCATATAAGTATAAAATGCAGTAATCATGCCCTGCCTACTTTCACTTAGCCGTTCTACCTTAGCACTTTCAGCAAGTCTGCCTGTACGTAAATTTAATATGTCTTTACGATTACCAGAGCCCATATTATCCTTAATCTGCTGAGCCAGCTGAGCATTAAGCAGTGATTGTAGACTAATAAGATTAGTTGGTTGAGCAATACTAATCTTTGGAATTTGTACAGTAACGGGCTTTGAAATTTTTGGTGCTGGTGACTTTTTAAGTTTTGGAAGACTAAGAATTTTATTACTTTTTTTAGCTAATTGTACACTATTTTTAACTGTACTGACTTGTTCAGTAGGTCCTGATTTATTTGAAAAAGCTGAATGTATACTATTATCAATAGCGGTATTAAATGAATCAGACCCTTCAGTATTCTTTAAAATCTTTACTATAGAAGCTGAATCAGCCTGAATTGATTGCGCTAAAGCTTTTTCAGCTGCATTTTTAAATTTTGAGCCTGCAATATCTGTACCAATTTTATCTATATAAGTACCAATACTAGCTACAGCTTCAAATAGTTTTACTAATTGAGCTTTAAAATTTTGTTTGTTAACTACACCTTGTCCACCGCTGGGATAAGCTGCTCTGGCTAAATTTTTAAGTTGTCTACCTGCAGCTACTAATTTTCTACCTGCTTCTTGATTGGCTAAGGATAACTGTAACTCAATAGAAGATCGTTGACCTTTTTTTCTATAAACTATTTTACTTGTAGTACTAGCAAGTTTTATATTACTTAATAAGTTACTAGTTATTAAATCAGAATTTGCCATTAACTGTAAGGCATTTTGCATTAAGTTATTATATCCAGCAATTTGTTCAGCCTCTTCTTTAATAGCTGAACTTAAGCCACTACTAACATTAATACTAGAAACAGATTGTCCTGATTGTACTACATTTAAGTCTAATAAACTTGCAAACTTTATATTAAATACACCTAAAAAATGTCCTGCATCAGTATTAGCATCAATAAATTCAGCTATTGCTGGACTACTAGTTTTGGACACAAAATCAATAAATCTTTTGTTGAACTCAGCGTGAGTAAGATTACTTGCAATTAAAGCTTTTAAATCATTATTATTACTACTGCCTGACTCAACAATTAATCCTTGTTCATATCTAGTACCTACAGTTTGATCACTAAATGTAATATTAGACTTTTTTTCACTACCAAGATATTTAGTTTTATACCATTCAACAAATAGATCAAAAGTATTACTACTACCTAAAAAGGTGGCTGCTTCTTTAGCTAGATCTTTTATAGACTTACCACTTTCTAAATATTGTACTACTAAAGGATAAGCTTTTTTTCCTTTACCACCACTATAATCTGTTATTTTTCTTTTTTGAAGAAAAGCTTCCGGATTACTAGTAGCTTCATTAAATTCGTTGGCTAGTGTATCAAGACTTCGTTGAGTAATAATACCTTCTTGTATTTTATTACTACCAGTTCTTACTTCTTCGCCTAAAATAGATCCGGATTTAAATTCTTTTAAATTTTTATCTATTAATCCTGCATCAATTTCAGCAGCAATTTTATCACGTAAACCTTTTAAAATATGGTCTACAACTGTATCACTCATTGCACCTATGCTCATGTATAGTCCGTCCTATACATGTCTAGTATACGCTTAATATGTGCAGGCAATTGACTTGTAGTAATATACTCAATTTGTACAGCATTAGTACCTGGTGCTTTATTACTATGAATACTCATATCGCTTTTGCGATAGTAGGTTACCAAGTCCATAATTGCAAGTTCTAAGTCTTGTGGCGTATCATCAAAACCGCCAGTATAAGCAACTTTATATCCTTGCAACTGTTTTCTAAACCCATTAGGCGCTAAACTTACTATGCTATCGCCGCGTACAATCCAGTCTGAGAACTTGGTTAAGGCTAGCCAGGTTTGACCGTAGTTTTCACTATAAGATACACTAGTAACTGCAACTACTGGTGTTTCTGATAAGATAAGCTCTCGTAAGTCATTGCCATCAAAAATTTCTGTTTTATCTGTGGCATAGTAGTCTACAAAAGTTCTGTTACAGTAGGTTTTTACAAATACGCTTACACGCGTAATAAGGTTATCAATTTCGGCATCATAGTTAGTACTTTTAATACCGGCATAAGTTTTATAATCTGCTCTAGTAGTTAAATTTAGTGCCATAACTATCTCCAGTGTCTTTTAAATGTGTACGTATTTATTAGTACACATTTAAAAGACAGGGCTTTTCAGCCCTGTCAGTATTAGTACTAAAACTAATTAGGTTGTATACTTAAGTGTAGCAACTGCTGAGCCATAGTTACTAGTAACACGAACCATACCGGTACGTAGGCTAGCAACCATAACACGACGCTGTGTTTCTACCAACTCTTGTGTATCAATGCGGAGACCGCGCTGATTACCAACAATAAAGTTACTAGGAGCAACTGCTAGAGCAGCAAAAGCACCTGAAGCAGCATCAGCAAACTCGCCACTAACTAGTACTGGTGAGTTACCAACTTGACCAATCTGACCAGTAAGCAATGTAGCCTGTGGACCTACTTGGTTCATTGTTTGGAATGTGGTGTCCTCAAGTAGATTGTAGTAAACATTGCTGTTAACAATAAAAACTACATCTGCTGGATCTAGACCCCAAACACCAAGACCTTGGCGTAGTGTACGTAGGTTACCAACAGTAGCTGTACCTGAACTAGCACTAACAGTAGCTGTACCAGCACTGTTATATGAAGTAAGTCCGGCAACTGGATCGCTACCACTACCGCTACCACGTAGGAAAGCACGATCAACTGCACGAGCAACACGACGAATCATTGCATCACGAATAACTGGCATAATAGCAATAAGGCTATCTTCCTCTTCTTCGTAAGCTGTGTACTCGTTTGTGGCTACTTTGTATGCGTTGAGTGTGATTTCTTTGATAAGGTGTGGACTGCCAGAACCTGGTGTACCAACGTTACTAGTTGTAGTAGCAGTTGTACCACCAGCACTGTTGCTAGTACCAAATTGTGCATTAGTAATCCAAGTAGCAACACCTGCTTCTGGATTAACAGGAATTGTCATTACGTTAGTTTGCATTGCAATATTACGGAATAATGGTGCAATTACTAAACGACGACGAACTTCTTGTTCCATGTTTAGTGAAACTTCTAGTTCCCATGTAGCACTTGGTAGGTGTTGGCCATATTTTTGAACCATATCACGGCCAAATCTAGTGCTATCAATACCTTTACCAGCCATTTTGGCTAGGAAAACTGCTTTTTCTTTGTCTGCATAAGGCATTTCACCAGCTTTGGTATCCTGAAACTGCATACGTGACTTGTTGATTGCCTCAAGTTCAGAAGCTTTTTCACGTAGTGAAGCCTCTAGACCTTCTAGAGCTGCTTTATGTGTTTGCTCTTGTTGAGCAACACGCTTTTCGAGTTCTGTAAGTAGGCGCTCAGCACCTGTGTCTACTGTTTGCACTTGTGCAACAGCAGCTTTAACTTTTGCATCAAGTTCAGCTTGTGCACGATCTTGTGCAGCTTTTTCTTGAGTGGCTTTTGCTGTTTCAGCAGCAATAGCTTTTGCTGTTTCAGCAGCGGCTTGGCGAGCTGTGTCAGCAAGTAGTTTTTCCAATTCTTTAGAATCCATGTTCCATTCCTTTGTAGTGTCGCTATTTGCTTCCGTAGTAGAATCGAGCCCTTTAGCTGATTTCAACTTAGGCGCAAATTGCAGTTTAAAAGATTTAACTTCCTCGTCGCTATTAAACGATTTAGACAAACTAAATAGTGTATTTTGATTTGCAGGTACGGACACTACTGAAATCTCATGTAGTTCCAGGTCTTTAACAACAAACAGCTCTGTGGCTGCATCATATTCCGCATCAGCGATACGAAAACCAATACTAAACGCAGTAAGTACTCCGTCTTTGATAAGATTAAAGACTTCACCTGCTGCTGCAGAAATTCTGGCTTTAATCCACAAACCTTTACTGTCAACTCTATGATCAACCATCCTACCAATAGGCTCACTGTGATCGTGATAAGCTAAAATTACTGGATTTTTCAAGTAATTTTGCATACCGCCTTTCCACACTGTGCTAGGTACAATATCGCCTTGACGATCAGTATCGATGGTACTTGCGTAACCTTCGATCATAATTGAATCAATGCTCATGTCTTTGGTAGGTAGATTGCTTTTAGTAAATGTACTAGTGAGGGTAATTACTTTATTTTTATCTACCATATACTCTCCTCATTATTCTTTAGGAGCGGTGGTGGGTCGCCCACCTTGTGCTGGATTTACAGCGCTGCCGGCAATATTAGCAGGAACACGTAAATCATCAAATCCTGTAATTGGTGCATATCGCAACTCTACTCTAGCTTCATTTGGTGTAATAATTCCACCATTTACTAGTGTTTGATGATATGTAGCAATGTCTTTTAAGTCTGGCTGCATTGCACTTACATTACTGGTAATTGCATCTACATCGTACCCATAGTAACGTTCTAGTGCGCTAATAAATTTTCTAATTACAGGCATTACTGTTTCTAAGTAGAATAGTCGCAAGTTAGGCGAAATATTAGCGTTATTGCCGCCATCTAGTAAAATTGGTGGAACACCAATTACTTGTAACAGCAAATCATTATGCGTTTTAACTGCCAGATCAAAGTCTAGGTCTTTGTAGCTGTTATTACTAATGCTGTGTGGCTTTAAACCGCTGTCTAGGATAACTGGACGCTTACCGCCGGTTTTATTACTATATCGCTGCAACCAGTACTGTACAGTTTTTTCTTTAGCAACTTGTGATAGGGTATTGTCGCTGGTAAGCACAAAACCAAAAGTAGCACCGTTGTCAAAAAACTGTGTTTGAAATTTGTGCATTGAGTTCAACAAGTCAATGCTGTGTTGTGCTGGCTCTAGGCGACTAGCACCACGATAAATACTTTGTGAGCTTAAGTCACGAAAGTGAAATACGTCTTTTTCCTCAAAATCTATATATCCGTTGTAGCGATAGCCACGAATAAATGTTTTAGTATCTGTTAAAATTTCTGTGTACTGTGCTGGCAAGTGATACATAAATACACCATCAAAGTGTATAAACACATTGCCTTCTAGGATCAGGTCAGTAAAAATGGCCTGACGAAATTCTTGTACGCTTTGATAGGGATTAGGCCTAAAATTAAGCAAGTTTACTAGTTGCTTTTGCCTAATACCACTAACAATGCCTTCATTTAGTTTATCTTTTACATCGTAGTCTAGCGAGCTTGCTGCACTAACTACCATGTTTACGCCGCGATTAACAACTTCTAGATTCCTAAATGCTTGTTGATAGGTAATCTTTGAAGTTGTGGGTATGTGTGTACCCTCAGCCTGTGCAATTCTTGCCTGTGCTGGATTTAGTTTTTCACGAATCCAGTCCACGCTATTTGTAATCCAACCCATAGCTTTTCCTAACAAAATTCGCTAAAGAAGCTGCCATAGCTTTTCTTAGGAACCGCAGGATTACCACCAGCAATTTTATCACGTTGAATTTGAATCCAACGCGCTTGTTTGGGTTCGCTGCCAGGTTGAGGAGTTTTACCGTACACACCATGGAGCGCTATATGATGTGGATTACATAGGGTGTAAACCTGCTCGTATAACTCACTATGATGTTCACTAATAAACTCATCCCTAACAGCTAAGATTCCCTCATCAGTTGAAATATCATATCCCCGACGTTGTGCCCAACTTTCTAGTAACAGGGTAACGCTATGTAGATGATGTAATTCCAAGTCCTGACTTGTATTGCAGATATAGCAATGATCTTGCTTTTCATAAGCCGACTTGGCTTTATCTCTAACGTGTTTAACGGGTATACGTTTGTTTGTGTTCTTTGCCATTTACTTTAGTGAACTGCGAAGCATCCATGAATGCTTTTTGTGTGCATCTTGACGATCTGCTAAAAAGTTCGATAGCCCGTGATCACCAAATTCTTCAGCCACCATAAATAACTGTTGAAACTTCATAGCCATCATGTCTGAATCTAGGAGTAGCTCTTGTAGCAAACCTTTCCAGTCGCCTGGAGCATTTTCATCTTGAATATAGGTTAACTGCGAAAACTGTGACAAGCTAGCAGGTGTAACAATTTGTAGCGCACGCAGCTCTTCAGCATA